ATCATTTGGGTCAAGCACGGTGAGAGTGTTCCCCGCGATGGTTCTCCGGTTGTACTGCCAGTAGGTAGCGGAGTTCGCGTCAGTGTAGGGATTCTGAAGCACCAGGTAGTCCTGGTTGAATAGGCTGATGTTCCCGGCGTCCTCGTGCCGGTGGGTGTTACCTCGTAACGAACCGCTGTAAGTCAGATATGTATCGTTGGCGCCCCATCCGGTGCGGACGATCACGTCAGTGCCGAAGCGCGCGGAAGTTGGCAGGTCGGTGAGATCGTGCGATCCGGGTCCGTTGACGTACGGCCAGAAGAGCAGCTTCCACAAAAGGCCAGTGAAGCCACCATCGCCGGAATCCCAATTGCTGCCGACGTCGTTGTTCATCATCCAGACCATGTGCGGGTCCGGAAACCGATCGTTGAGGATGACGATACCGAAGTTGTCGCGGCCGGCAAACGGGCCGCCTGCGCTGGCGTCTCCAAATGACGCAGTGGACCCGTTCGGCAGCATCGTATACATTTTGTATAGTGCGCCGCGCGCCGCGGTGGGAAACTGAGAGCCCCAGATGTTGTTGGCACGGCCGGTGGCGGTATCATATGCCTCGATGCCTCGATAGAAGCGGATCGCGCCTGACCTCCAATACGTAGGGCCCTCCCAGTTCATGGCTCCATCGGCGAGCACGTCGTTGCTCTTCTTGACGTTAAACTCGTACGAATCGGAAACCCCGGTGACGGGTTTCACCTGAATGCCTTCCCACAGATAGCCGGCGCCCTCGTTCAGCATCGTGGATCCCAGCGGATCGTCGCCAAACAGGGCGAGGCCAGCCGTATCAATTCCGACCTCGTTCTTGGACGTGTAGTTGTGGAAGTCCGCCTCCCGCACGTTGTCTCCGAACCCGCTCGATGCGCGAGTAAGCGTGCTGCTCCAGTAGTAAACCTTGACCCTGTCGCGGACTTCTACGTCGTGGCCGTTCGCCACCAGCCAGTCGTAGCACCAGTCGTAGAAGTAGGAGAGGGACTCAAGAACTTCGCCCACCTGCGAAGTCGCGTCATTTCCGGATGGCGTGCCGGCAGTGTAATACATGCCCGATTCGGTGTGCGTCTGCGAGACGACGCCCGACGCGTAGGTAAAGTGCGTAGCGTCGATCACGCTGACGATATCCCTGCCGCCGTTCAAGGAATCGTTCGTTGCCCCCCACACGCCGTTGCAGCATCCAGTGCTGAGCGTCGTCGTCGGCGTCGTGGACAAGGTGACCGTCGCGGTTCCGGACCCGTTCGTGACGATCGAGCTTATGGGTACCGGCTGCATGTAGTGCGTGGAGAAGGTGCTCCACAGGGCAGCCGCGTAGGGGTTGGCCGTCACATCATTGCCGGCATAGTGGTAGTAGGCGTAAATCAGCGCGTACGCCATCACCGAGTTGCTGTAGCCCTCGTCCGTCGAGTTGTAGAAAGAGGGCGTGGAAGAGGCGCACAACGCCTTCAGCGACGCCAGGTCCGCCGCGGCGGTGGCGTTGCCGCCCAATGCCAGGGCCGAGCGCGCGGCCAAGCGCTTGGCGGGAGGTTGCCAGGTATCCGTCAGCGTATCGTTAATGAGCAGGCGAGGATGGCTGAGGATAACGCTACGCGGGTTGGTCTGTCCCCACATCGAAAGTATGGAGCCCGCCGCCAGAAAAAGCCTTACAAGACGCATATTATTTTCCTTGCCTGTGCGCTGCCCCGCCAAACACTGGAAGTACCGGGCTGTTTATTCCCGCCCAGGCCACGGAGCCAAACAGATTGACGGGCGTGGAGGAGGTGCAAAACGGCCAGGTAGTTCCGCCGCTCCCAGTCGCGTACTTTCCGCTGTTGGAGCTGAACATATACCCTTCGACCGTGTTCAACGAAGGCCTGAATTTCAGATAGAAGAGGTGGGCGACGTCGCTGGCTCCGTCGGGCGTGCCTCCTGTGCAGTACGTGCCGGGCGGCGGGTTGAGAGAGGAGCCGGGGTTGTCCCGTTCCTGCATGTTGACGAACAGCTGCTGGACGGTCTGCGCGCGCGAGGACGTGCTTGCCTGTTGCGACAGCCTCCAGTACGTGTTCCCCGACTGCCCGCCGTCGATCCAGTGCCCGCAGTACAAGCCGAGCAGGTTGCTCCACTTCTGAAGTCCCGCCCACGTGGGATCAGAGGGATCGACAGCGTCCGAGGGAAAGTATCCGCGCCACATTTCGAGGCCGCTGTTGGCGTAGGGAGCTGCCGCCATCGAGTACAGCGTCGGCCCAAAGCCGCCGACGCGCGTGGCGAACGAGAACGACGTGCTGGTGGTGCTGTAACCGTGGGTGGTGACGTGGACCTCATAGCCCATGCCGACATACGAATCGTGCAAGCCTTTGGCCCAGTTCAACGGCCCGCTGCCGGGGTAGAATTCCAGGGAGATGATCAGCAGCTTCCGGCTGCCTATTAGCAGGCTGATGGCCGTATTGGCTCCCGTGGTGTCATAACTTCCCACCCAGTACGCCATGTCGCCCGCGCCGATCGACCGCCCCGCACCGAACCACGCGGCCCGCGTGTTGGCTCCCATGATGTTGCCTGCGAGGAAAGCAAAGCAGAGGTTGGATCGGCTGGACGCGCCACCCCTGCCCCCGTCGTAATCATGGTTTCCGGGAGGGCTGATATACGGAATGCCGGCAGTGTTCAGAATGGCCACTGCATTGGCGAATACCGTACCTTCGCCGTTAGATGCTACGGTGCCGTTGTTCTGGCAATCGCCCACCCCAATCACGCATTTCGTATTCCAGGCAGCCTGATCCGAAGCAATCCGGTTGGCCATCTGGTTGTATAACGCTGTGCAGCCAACCGACACGGTCAGGTACTGCGGGTCTGGAATGACGCAGATGGTGTAATCCGGATCGCTGAAAGCCTGCGACCTATTCGCCAGCAAGCCCATGAGCCCCGCGCTCGCCAGCCCCTGAAAGGCCCTCCGAGTGACACTGCGAAGCGCGCTATTCACTGAGCCTCCAACTCATTGGACGATCGAGCGCAATGACCCTCCGCGGAACTCGTGAAGTGACGCCGGAGGTTGGGCTAAAGGCCACGCCCATCATTCCGTGCGCAGTGCCTCCAGCCGTGAACGAGATGGCTATCGTTCCGCCAGCGTTCGTCGCGGCGTTGTACTCTGCCAGAGTTCGAGTGACCCCGTTGGTCACCTGCGTAGCCGCCTGCGTGTATCCGGAGCCAGCGGAGAGCGTCGTGGATACGTCGCCATAGCCCCAAGGCAGCGCGTTCACTTGCGCTCCCGTTATGTTTCCTGACGTAGCGGTCGCGCTGCAGAATGGCGTTCCCGAGTTGGCGTTGGTCGGGGCAGGAATCGCAGGAGATCCCAGGTTCCACTGGTAGCTGTCCGCGAACAAGCTCCCAGTGGACCCGGCGCTCCACGTCGCCGTTACCGTCGTAGCTCCGGACGCGACGGACACCGTGGAGTAGATCTCGGCTATGGCGCGCCCCATCGAGCAGTTCGCGATCAACGTCCAGGGCGTTGACCCGGTGTTCGCCGAGTCCTTGATCGTGCAGGTGTTCGACAGGGACGCCGCGTCGCACCCGGCTACCAGCAAGTTCCCCACGTGCCCGACCGTCAGATTGCAGGTTCCAGTCGCAGCTGTTCCGGTTACGCCGGCAGAACAGCCGGTTCCATCGTGCGCCCACGAGGCGACGAACGCGCTGGCGGGCCAGCGAAGAGCTACGCCCGCGGCAAGGATTACTAAAAGCAGGATTAGTTTCCGCACGTTAGTTCACCGTGTACGTTACGCAGGCACTCAAGCGCTTCGCGCCGGTCGAGGCGAATCCGCTTCCCGTCTTGGTTTGAATCCAATCGCCGGCCGCCAGCACGTTTGCGCTCGCCGCAGTAACTATGGTGACTGTCCCACTCTTTGCTGTTCCGTCCAGACATGCAGAACCTGTAGCGGCGCATGCCACAGCACCAGATGCTGCCGTGGCAAGCTGGGCGCTAACCAAATCCGTTGCTGTTCCGGTGTGGTTCTTTTGTAGAATCACCGATGGAGTCCCAGCGTTTGCTGACACCGTTACTTCGATGACTGTACCGGCAACCGGCACCATAAATATGCGACCTTGAGGCCCAATATCCGCATCCACCAGATCGGAAGATGCGTTATCCGTTCCGAAATCAAAGCAGGAAGTGCGGGTGATCGCTGGAACTGGCAGGTCTGCTGAGGTGGCCGTTGAAGGCGTAGCAACGGCTCCGGATACCGTGATCTTCACCAGGCCCGTGCTCAGAGCCCCAAGGTTGACCGCGTTGGCCGGTGCGTTCGTGCTGCTCGCCGTCCAGTAAGTGCCCAGTGCATTGGCTCCACTGCCGCCGCTGCCGCAGTCCGATCCAGTGCCGCTAACGACCCCCAGCGTACTGACGTGCAAGCACTGAGTAGATCCAGTGATCGTGTTGAACGTCGGCGCTGGCATTGTGACCGTTCCGGTGAGTGTAGGGGAAGCCAGCGGCGCGAACATTGAGGTCCAGCTCAATTGGTGGCAGGTGGTCGGAGCCCCAGCGGCCAGCGTGGGGCACGTTGTGGATCCGGTGTCGATGAGGGCCTGGTTTGCGGTGCCATTCGTAGCTGGCAGGACGTAGGCGATCGCCGTTCCAGCGACGTCGGCCGCCGCTAGGGCCACGACTCCGGAAGTGATCCCGGAGAGTGTCACCGATCCGCTCTTGGTGCCGTCGTAGAGAGTGAACGGTCCCGCCCAAGCGCTTCCGGAACAAATATAGACATTGACAGGAGTGGTTGAAGTGTCGCGATAGAACGCGCCGGCATTTGAACACGCGCCGCTTGGCGCGCCGGAACCGGATGTGGCGTACGATGCAATCGCCATGTACGTCCCGCTCAGATCGGGGATGTCGGCCGCCGTCGCCGCCGTGTCCGCGCTGCCCGCCCCCGCTCCTTTCCTCAGCCCGGTGACGCTCGCGGGGAACCTCGTGTCGTTGCCTATCGCGACCGTGCTGCTCGTCGTTCCCGTGGGGAGATCGGTGACGACGATGGTGTGGCAGGAGGAAGCGTGCGTCGTCGTGCTGTATCGCCATATGCCGCCGGTGCTCGTGCAATCCGCCAAACCGAGGAGTCCGAATGTCCCCGTGATCACCTGATCCTGTGTGCCCCCGGTGATTGTAGGCTGCTTCCCCGCCAGGTCCGCCACCAGCCCTGTCACGCCGCTCTCCGGGATCGCCGGCATGTCAGTGGCGAGCAGCGCACACGGCCCAAACGTTGTAGCCGTCCCGCAAGTGCCGATTACCTGGTGGGAGGTCTGCGCCGCCGCGGCCGTCACCGCGATGGTGCCATTGACGGTGAGCGGGCTTCCGGTAACCGATAGCCACGAGGGCACCGTCAGGCCGATTGAGGAGATACCGCCGCCGGCTCCCGGGCAGGTCACAAAAGTCAGTACGCCAGTGCTCCAGCTCGGGCAGAAAGTACCATTCCCCGGATTGGCCAGGCGTTGGGGAACCCCAGAGGCCCCACCTATAATGAGATCCCCAGCGGACGTCATCGGGTTGGCAAACACTCCGAGGTTAGCCCGCGCCGTGGCGGCATTCGCCAAGTCGGATAAATTGTTTGCCGGTGTCAGGAAGGTCGGCACCCCCGTGATCTTCGACCAGGCCAGCGCCGTGATCCAGGAGGGATTGCTATAGCTCCCTGTCGAGTCGACGGCATTCGTCACCTGCGCCGCAGTGTAATCTCCGGTCTGCGCCGCTACCGTTCCCGCGCGGCCGAAGACAGTCGAGACCGCCCCGCCCGTGGAATTCGCCCGCAGCCAGGCTAGGTTGTAGTCCAGCGCAATGTGGCTGCCCACCCGGCAGTCGGTCGGCTGGATGTTCACCGGAGAGCTGTAGACCAGCACCCACCAGGTCACCGAAATATCCGGCTGGTGGCCGGTATTGGACGCCTGGAGGCTGGTGTATGCCGATCCGGCGTAATATAGCGTGTCGTTGAGAGCGTAGGTTGTGCCGCTCGTGTACGTGCCTTGCCAGACGCGGGAGTCCGTCGCCGGGCATTGCGCCCAGAGGCTCCCGGCCAGCAGAATCAAAATTGCTAAAAGTCTTCGCATTTAATTGCCTCCCCACGTCGTACCACTGCCCGCTCCGCCGCCCCAGGTCCCATCGCCGCCCGAACTTCCGCCGGTGCATCCCGATCCCAGCGAGGCGATCCCGCTAGCCACCTGGATGCAGTAATCGCCGTTAGCGACGGTCGATACGTTGAGCTGGGAAATCAGGAACAAGAGAGAAGGCGCCGGCGGAGTGCCCGTAATCTGCACATCCCCGATCCCGAGCGTGCTGGGCGAGGACGGCACCAGCCAATACCGCGGCTTGGGATCGTTCCACGGCCCAATCCGGTGGCCATTAATGACCTGCAGCGGCACCGAGCAGCGCACGGTGTAATACTGCCCGGCCGGCGTCGCCGTGTCGGTCGGCTGCAGGGTGACGCGCAACGCGCCGGCGGTAAAGTTGACCTGGACGGGCACGCCCCAGACCTGCACATGGGTGGCAGCCTCAAAACCGAACGCGGTAATGGTGCAGGTGCCGGAGACCGGATCGTTATACGTCGGGACAGAGATAGTGCCCGTGATCGTGGTTTGCCCGTAGAGCGTCGAGATGCCGCCGGCCAGTGCGAGGATGGCCAGCCGGAAAGGGTTTAACAGCTTCATTTTGTTGCTCCATTGTTCATTTCGCAAGATTTCCAGAAATTATGCTTGTCGTCGGCCGGCCGCCCGGGCCGCCCACGGTATTACCCATCGGCATGAGCGCCACCGAGGAACTCTTGCCGTCGCAGCGCGCCGATCCCAGAGTTGCGGCAACGGCAGCAGTGGCGCGGCTTTCGGACTTGCCGTCGCAGCGGGCCGTGCAATGCAATGCATAGGACGCAGACACTCCGTCGCAGCGGGCGCTGAACACTGCTTGGATTCCCGTACTCGCGAGGCTGCTGCTGGAGCCTTCGCATTTCGCGGAGCCATAGGTCGCCGTGTGAGCGTGACAAACGCTGTTCGACGTCCCGGCGCAGACCGCCGAGAAGATCACCAAGGCGAGGATCTGGAAGTACCGCAAGCTGCTCGGCGGATTCGGTGAACCGGCGGAAATCGTGAATTGGTATGTTCCAACCGTCGTCGGCGTGCCGGAAATACGCCCGGTCGAAGAGTCCAGCGATAGCCCCGGCGGCAGGCTTCCGGTCACGATACGGTAGCCCGTTGAAAAAGGCATCCACTGGAGCCGCACATCGTATGGGTAGGACAGGTGCGCGGCCTCCAGATCCTCATACTGATACGGCAGGACCGCACGGTTGTTCGGAGACGGCTTCACAATCTGGTGCCGCCCTCCCAACACAGAACCGAACCCAACTGGCTGGACAGCGGGATTCGAGGCTTCTGACGCGGTTGCCTTCGGTGTGGACATTTAGTCGAACCTCATGCAGAGCGCTCCGCCCGTGGTCGGTATCGAAGAGTTCGCGAAGCCGTCTCCTGGCGCGGCGAATATGAACCTTCCGGCCTTGCTCGGCAAGTAGGTACGCGTACTGCCGTAGATCACTGCCGTAAACGTCACGCCTTCCACGATGTCGCCTTGGTATGCGGAGCCGACGACCGTGAGCTGATAATCGAAGAAGCCCACGCACGGCGAGCAGGTGTCGAACGGGATCGAGCCGTTGAACGCCGAGGTGCCCTGGACGATACAGGCGCGGCTGATCCATGCGCCGTATCCGTTTCCCTGATCGTTGTAGCTGGCGGGCGCCGGACCGACTCCGAACAAAAACGACGCCTGGATCGCGTGGTTGCTGTTGTTGTGGTTCCCGCAAGTGAAGATAGTCACATGCGAGCCCGTATACGCGCCGGTCGAATCGACGGAGCGCTCAATGGCAAAGAATTGCTGGCATACGTTAATGCCGGTGCGCCAGAACATCGCAGCCATGCGCCCGCTGGCCGCCGAAAAATCGCATTCGTATTGAGCGGATGAACTGGGAACGGTGTAGGTCGCGGACGCCGCGACTATCGGGCCGAGCGTTCCCGTTCCGCCGTTCAGCGTCCCCGCGCCGTCAGTTCCCTCGGATACAGAGAGGCGGAACGTCGGGTCGTTGCTCGACCCGGAAACGTTCCCGTATTCCAGCTTGAGGTAGAAGTTTGCCAGAGAGTCGTTGGGCTGCCAGATCTCATAAACAAATGCTCCGGAGCCAGGAACAGAGGTTATGGCCGTCGTGGTCCCGCTGCCCGCGTGCGTCTCATTGACCTGAGTGGAAGTGCCGACTGTAACGGTTCCACTCGAGCCGCCCGAAACCGCCGTCAGGGTGGCCGTGACATTATTGCCGCCGTTCGAAAAGCCAGAGAAGGTCACGGACATTCCAACGCGCGGCGCCGGCCCTGTATAGCCGGAATAGCTATACACTGCGTTGCCCCCGCTTACAGCAACCTGAGTCAGCGTGAGAACGGTTGCCGTCCACACCACCTGCCCGGTGTCGTTGCTTTGCTTCCAGGGCGCGCCCGATAAGCCCGCCAGAAAGGCGCTAAACGGGCTCGCCCATTGAATGAAATTGGATACGGTGCTGCTGTCGCACACGAGGTTCTGAGTTGAGGTGGCCATTTAGCTCTCCGATGTAGTGAAGGTTCCGATGGGATATGCAAACGGGATTCCGGCAGCCGCCACTATCGGCGGGCCCTCCGCGTAGACGCGGTACAGGTTCCCTCCGGAGCTTGCGTCATACTGCCCAACGCCCACAATCATGCCCCAACCAGGGCCGGTGGGAGTTCCGAAGTTGAACACGGTCCCGTTCGACATCAGCGCCGAGACGATGGCCGGGAAATTCGTCGTGTTCGCCGTGACCGCAAGGCGTGCATATCCGTTGCTGCCGATGGTTACCTCTGTGCCGCCCAGCCCATCCACTCCGGGAAGCACCGTGAACAAAGCGAAATACCACGTAGCAACAACCCCCCCGCTGTACTCAGTGTTGAGAATCAGGTTCGAGTAGTAGGTAGTTTTGAATCCGGCCATCTGGTTTTTCTCCTGACAATTTAGGCGGTCACTGCGTCATCGAATGCAGGCAGCGCCGCAGCAATCCACATCGCTCCGTTCAGCGCGAACGGCTGGCTCGCGAACGGTCCTTCGGTAATCTTGGTCCACCTTCGTCCGTCGTATTGCGCCCGGATGGACTTCTCTGAGGTGGTGCTGGTTGTGCCCATATCCGTAGTCCCCGACGCGATCGCCATGTCATACATGCGCCCTGCGATTTTCGCCACCGTGCTACCGTTCGGGTCTGGCGGAGCGAGCACATAGGCGCACGTGATGCGCGGTTCTCCCGTCATGTCCGTCAGGCTTACTCCCCCGCGCGAGGCCGTAAATGGAATCTGGATGATGCGCGAAACGTCGCTCGGATTTGGACCGCGCGATCCATTAGTGGTGAAAGTCTCCTGGAAGCTGTAACCCGAGCCGATCGACATGCTGTAGTCGAGGCGGCGAAGCAACTGGTCCGGGTCTGTGTCATCCTCTTCGCGCGAGCCGATCACGATGCAGTTGGTTCCGTCGTCGTGATTGCCGGCCGCGAGAATTCCCGCATACATGGAATTCAGTCCCGGATGGTCCGGGCTCCACTGGCCGGAGACGCAATACAAGACGAAATAGCAGGTCCCGACCACACAGGTGTATTGCACCGGGATCAGTCCGGTAACCGGGACCAGATCGGCATTGAGGTGCGTCCCAAGGTAGGCAGAGTTGAATCCCTGTTTGAACCAGCGGTCGGGGGGGGCGCTCGAAAACTGAAACCAGATTTGCGCGGGAGTTCCGGAGTGGGCTCCGTATTGATTCCCGAGCCCCACCAGGCGCACCTTCATGAACCCGCCCCCAGGGAGCGTAGGGCTCTGAAATACTCGATGGCCGCCGCTCGTGAAGCCGAGCTCCCCGCTCGCAACGAAAATGGGGAATGCGTCTCCGCGATAAAAAGCAGGATTAGGAACGGCGTTGAACTGGTATGCGCGTCCCGTACGTGGGTCGTCGATATAGTTACCCGGCACGGTCACCGTGAATTCACCGCCTGCAGTCAGCGCAGTCGCCAGGTTCTCCGCGGACGTCAGCAGGTCCGTCCCCATCGGCGCCCATTGCAGCGTCACGGGGCTGTCGTCCATATAGAAAGGGACGCTCGGGATCTGAGTGCATAGCGGGTTCGGAATCTCGGTTTCCGGATTGTAGAAAGCCGCAATCGTCGTTCCGACCTGCGCGTAGTACTGCGTCGGCCGCGCGCAACTGGCCGTAGCTGGAACGGGCGGAATGATGCTGGTCGACGGGGTGTAGATCGGGATGTCCGTCTGCGAGCGAAACCCGAACCAGGAGCTGCTAGTCTCCTCCAGTGAATTCTCTGTCCAGCCCGCGGCCAGCAGGAGATCCGCGATTCCGTCCATCTGGATGATGGAGTTTTCATACCCGAGCGTGAGCAGGTTGAGCTTCGGCGGGATCAAGCCGATGACGGGCTTTCTTCCTCCCGCCGATGCAAGTTCGACTTCGGTGTAGGGAATCCCTTCCATGAATGGCTCGTTAAATAAGTGGTAGGCCATCAGTACGCCCAATTCCCTTTCGTCCGGACCGCAATCGGGGATGCATAATCCAAAAGCAACAAGGTAAAAACGCCTTCATCGTTGAACGACGCTTGCGTGTAAGAGTGCCAGCGCGTGTTCACCTCCGAATCCGTATCCTCGGTCTGGATAATGGTCTCGTCTTCGGCCAGCGTCCTCATGCTCATGAGCGCGGCGTCGTAAATAATTCCGATGATCGTGCTCTGCCAGATGACAAACGGCGGCGTAACCAGCGGAGTGCCGTCGAGGTGAATCATCCCGCTCGGAAACTGCGCCAGGTCGGCTGGATACGATCCCCTGATGATCCCGAGATAGAGTGACTGTTCGACGGAATTGGTCAGTGGATCGACCGTGGTGCAGGCCCCGTTCACCGCCACAGCGAAACGCTGCGGATACCAGGAATTGCGGAGGCTCCGCACGTTAAGAACACCCAGCCCCCCACCACTATCGCTTCCAGAGCAGAACCAGCACTCCGTCACCGGGGTCTTGCTGTTGAGGGTGAACAGCGTCCCGCCGATCACTTCGCGGGGGTTGCCAGAGTTCTGCCCGGTGTTTGCCACGCCGATCGCAAAAGTGCAGCGGTTCGCCCAGAAAATGAACGTCGCCCCAACCTCGATGTGATAGACCGGGCCGAACCCGATTCCGTTGGCCACGTTCTGCTGGAATTGCACGCCGATGCAGTTGGGATACGCGAGATCCGAAGTCACCCAGACGCTCAAATCAACCAGCAGGCTCTGCTCGCTGCTCCCGGTGTAACGATAGCCGCCGGAGATGGTGGCGATCCGAACCCAACCCGCGCCTTGCAAAAACGTGTCGAGGTAGGTAACGAACGCAGCCGGATTCGCCGGAGTGGTCGACGCGAGATACACCGCCGGCGTCGCCGCCGATCCCGAACTGTAAGCGAGTCCGCTGCCCATCAGTAGTACACCTTGAACGTGGCGATTCCCGCGCCATCTTTCTGCCCATCAGAGGCCAGCACGTCACATAAAAATGAAGCGTCCGCCGGGAGTGAAGTGGTGCCAGAGAACGTTGTAAACGTCATGACGTCGCGCACTGCCCGGGTATGCGGAATCGTGCAGGTGGCGAGTGTCCAAAGCCCGGTCCCATCGTGCAACACCAGCCGGAATCTCACGGTAAGATCCGCCGTAATCGGCAGTCGCAGGTTGCCCGTGATCTTTGAACACGTCCCGGCCCGCTCGACCGTCACCGCATCGCCTGTATCGTTGCCGACGGTGCTGTCCTTTACGTCGAGCGTGAGCGTCTTCAGAGCGCCGGCACTAGCTCCACTTCCGCCGATGAGTGTTGCTTTACCCATTGATGCGATAAGTCCTCGGCTGGTTGGGATCAACGGTAAAACTGCTGATCGGCCCGGATTCGCTGCCGAACGTGTCAGTCGTGCTCGGGTCTACCTGCACGGTGAATGTGTGCGCCGACGTGTCGGCGCGGTCCCACGTCATGACCATGTTGGGCAGCTGGCTGAACGGCAGCATCGTGTAAACGATGTCGTTTGAAGTGCAGTCGGCGACGATCAGGGAATCGGTGTAAATCATCGTCTGCGAAGCTGTGATGATCCGTGTTCCCTGTGCGCCCCAGATGTAGATTTCGCGATACGGAGACCAGCGTTTGAGGGACGTTTTGCCGGTCTGGTCGGCCGTCAGTGCCCTCACGAGAATGACCTGCTTGGCGTAATTGAGAATGTTGACGGTGGCCACCTGGGGCGGCGGCGTGGCCAGCATCATCGAATTCGAGATGGTGGCGGTCGGCTGGTCCTGCCAGGCGGAGTATTCGATCACGTACCGGGTGGTGTTGTCGGGTGTAGTGTGCCAGGCCTGGTCGATGGTGATGGTGTCGTTGGTATTGCCAACGATATTTCGCTCCTGGCCTTTCCCCGTGCCGCGGGTGAGCCGCACGCGGCCGCCCACCAACTCGTTCCCCGCCGTGCCGAATCCGTCGGGCAGGTATCCGTTGACGGTGTTCGGGTCTCCGATCGTAGTGTCGGTGATGACCGTCGGGCAGTAATTGATCTTGAAGACGGTGCCATCCTGGATGCCGGCGACGGTCGGATCCGGCCGCACATGGTAGACGCCGGCAACATTGTCGATCACGTGATAGTCGGCGATCGGGACCGTCCCGGTGTTCCCGTAGGGCAGAGCCAGGACACTCAAGTCATAGCCGTGAGTAGAGTCGATCTCCTGGAACTGATGGTCCGTGACGGTGTGGCCGATGAAGTGGATGAAGCCAGTCCCGTCTCCGTTCGACGTCGGAGTTCCAAAACAGCTATCCCCCCAAGGTCCGCCGTGGATCTCTTCCTTGACTTCGATCACCAGACCGGCCGAGAGCGCGTCTGGCGGGCCGTAGGTTGCAATGTTTAGGGCGGTAATGGTGATGGTGCTGGGAGTGGCAGTGCCTGAAGCTTGCGCCGAGAGGCTGTTGTGCCCAATGCCGGCGAACAGAACCCATGCGGCCGTTCCCGTCCCCCAACTGATCGTCGGCGTAACCGCGGTGTTCGTGTCGGTGCCAGCGGGGATGGTCACGGAAGTGAAGCTCGAGAGTGCCGACCATTTGCCGTTGACGTCCTGCACTGAAATCGCCATGAGGATGCGCTGGCCGCCCTTGATCGTGCCGCCCGTGTTGGCGGTGTTGGCCTCGGTGTTCATGAGCGGCGGCTGCACGCGCGCTGGTCCCGTGGTCAGTGTGTTCACCGTCGGGTTGCCGATGATCGGCAGGACCGCGAGCGGGGATCCGTCGCCTGCCAGGCCGTAGACCTGGGAAACCCCGAAATTCCATTCCGAAGGGTCATACATCGAATCGCCGGCGATCGGCTGCTCCGCATAGGGTCTCCAGGGCAGCGGCGGCCGCGTGGGCAGCGGTTGGCGCGGATCGCTGTAGCCGGGTGTGCCCCTCTGGCCGTAAATGTCGGTGTACCAGCGGTCATCATGCCAGCGCAGCGTGACCGTCATGCGCTGGTAGTTGGAAGCCGGTTTGATCGCCTCTACGCGCACCAGAATGCCGGTGATGCCCGTTCCCGGCGGCGACTGGAGCGGAACGGAGGGCGCCAGGGCCTGCGATTGGAAGCGCAACAGGCAGATGTGCCCGACGCGCAAGTGCGCCAGCCGGTGCGTCGTAGTCGGCTGCCAGAAGTAAGTGCCGCGGGTGTCGAGCCACGGATTGCCGCGGAAGTTCTCGGCCAGGATGACGTTGCACGTCCGGATCCCCTGGTCGAAAGAGGAGACTCCGCGGACGGTATAGCCGGCGGGGATCTGGGCGCCGCCCAGCTGGTAGCCGGCCGCCCGGGCGACGTCGTCTGGATCCACCACCGAGATGGAATCGTCCTGAAAGCCGTTATCGGCATCCTGGAAGCCGAAGCTGATGGAGTTGGGCGATTGCGCGTTTGCCAGGGCATACGGCCCTTCCATTTGCGGCTGGCCCTTGCCGTCCTGCAGGATGACGGCGTCGTCGATCAGGTAGGCGACATAAGCAGACCCATTGTCGCCGACGCCGTCCGCCACAGTGTTATCCGCGTGCACGGAGAGGACGGGCGTGTCGTAGTTGGAGCCCGGGACGGGCGCGGGTTGCTGGTCCGCCAGCGTTTTCCGGATGAAAAACTGCAGCAGGCCGGTATCAGAATTCGGAATGAGCTGCCCGTTGCACCCGCGCAGCATGGCCTGGATGATCTCGTTAGCCTTGCCCTGCTCCTCGATCGCCTGCTGGCAAATGAAGCGCGCGTGAGTCTGCGCGTTCCCGTTCAGATCGATATAGGAGACCGGCGCATCGCAATATGCCGCTTCGGCGACGAAGGAGGCCGTATCCAGTTCCTGGAAGCTGTAGTTGGCCCAGATCAGTTTGTCGTAGAGCGTCCATGCGTAATTGGTGGTTCGCGCGAGAACCCTGGTGTATGGTCCGGACCCCGTATAGGTGACCAGAAAGGTCCCTTGCTTCAGACGGACCTGGACGCTGGGAATGGAGTTCGACGCAGCCAAGTCCGAATACACTACGATCTCGATGGTTGCCAGGCCGCCGTAAGGGTCACCCAAAGAGTTGTAGCCCAGATCGGCTGTAGCAATTCCGTTGCGGCCTCCGGTATGAGTTGAAACGGAGGCCGTGGCATCCGTCAAGCTGTCGAGGAAGTTCCACCGCTCCAGCGGGTCAGTGCCTACTTGCGCATTCGGCGGAATGAGAATCCCGTTCACCACAACGACGTCGACGCCGTCATGGCCGATATCGCCGGAGCAGAGAACCACTTCCATCCTGGTCGCGTTGCCGTCACCCAAGACGTTGGCGATGATCGGGTTCTTGATCCACTGCGCGCCGTCAACCAGGGGATATGGCCGGTTGTAGATGGCTTCATTACGCGCGCGAAAGACGGTGACCTTGCCCTTCACGTAATTGGTGGCCTGGACTTCGCGATTGTCCGGCGACCATTGGATCCCTTTGAATCGCCCGGTGGCCCTATCGCTCGAATCCTGCGAATACATGCCGCGGGCCACGCAATCGGCCTTGGTGTAATTGCAGGCGATGTAGATGCCGGCGCCGTCCGCAATCACGTTGCGCTGCGGGTCGGTCGCGTTCGCGGTGGTGGTGTTGCCCCGTCGACAATCTCCGCCAATTTCGGGATCCGTGCCGGCCTGGTCCGGGTTGTAGCCGCAGCCCCACTGCCAGGAGGACATGTCTGTCGCGCCGGCCAACCGCTCAAAGGCGTTTCGCGGGAACAGATTGACGCATCTCTGCTGCACGCGCTCAATGGGCAGGTCGACCAGCGCGAGATTGTGGGAAGTGGTGGCCCGGATCGAAAGGAACTGGGCGCCGGCGGGCGCTTTTCCGGGAGCATCGCAAATCCCGGTGAATTTGAATGGCGCCGGCGAATCGTCGCTGAAGACGTAATCGCCGGTTGCCGGATCGATGTCTCGCAGCACCAGGGCGAGCTGCAGGATGGCTCCCTTGAAGCCCTTGCCGTTCGCCAGTTCGTAATTGAGCAGGAGGAACTGATCGGCATTGTAGAGATTCAGCGTGACGTCGCTGATCCGGTCGATGCCCTGCTCGCTGCGCGCCTGGACCTGTTGGATATCCTGCGCATCGATGCGCGCAAGATAATCGTTGCCGGCGTACTGGTTTCCACCTTCTCCGGCGTTCAGCGGATGGGTGCTGGCGCGAAGATAAGAGCCGTCGGCGAACTGGAAAGTTGCCAGCAGCATTGGCGCATAGTTGCCCTCTTTGTTGTCAATGAGGGGGCCGGGCAGCGCCATTACGCGGCGTCCTCCGCCCTTGCAGCCTGTGGTGATTTAGCCACGGTTTCCCTCAATTCGTCTCCACGATGCGCAGCGTGAAGCTGTTCTGGTCAGGGCCGTTGTTCACGATTTCGAGCGCGTCGTCGTCATACCGGCACTTCGGGTAGACCACCCGAACCGGAGCCCCCGCCAGGTGCGCCGCGGCCGTCGTGCTCGAGGCGCCGCGGGTCGCTGTCAGCGGGCTGCTCCCGGCGGCCGTCACGTTCAGCCACTCCGCATCGATCTGCATCAGAAACGGCGTGGCCGGAAAATCCAGCACGGAAGAAACGGGGATGGAGGTGGCGCCTGACGAAATGCCGGCAGTCAGAAGGGCCGAGGCGTCGGGATCCACGAATGTCCAGGTCCCCCACTTGCCCCAGTTGTCGCGAAAGTGGCCTTCCCGGGTGGCCAGGTCGGCATCGGACACGATCGGATACTGCAGCTCCCACCCGCGCAGCGATCGCCCCGGGTATCCTGTCAGGCCCGCGGCGATCCAGGTATAGGCATACCGCATGCCCGTCGGATTGTCGTTCAGGAGGACCGCAAAACGGCGAACTTGCGTGTAAGGGAGCTGCGCGCTCGCGCCGCTCGCGAGTGTCGGGAAAAGCGCGCCGGGTGAGCCGGCGGTCTGCCCAGCGTTCTTCGTCTGCCGTGCGCGCAGCGTGAAGGAATAGAGCGTGGGCGTGGCCGCGTCTTCGCGCGCGGTGAAGGTGTCGTCTTCGGAGGTCAGGCCGGTGAAGGTGGTGGTTCCGAGAGTGAAGGACCAGGTGCTGTCGAAGCTTCCCTTCTGGGACTCCATGAACGCTTTGAACGCGGCGGTCTCGGTGGCGCTGACCCGCGTATAGGGCAGGACGAATCTGGTGAGCGGAGGCCGGCCCTTGGAGCGCTGCTCGGTGAAATTGTTCGCGATCGCTATGTCGGTCAGGAATTCGACGCGCCGCGTTACCGGGCACAATGCCTGCATGCCGCCGCGGACTGTGGGGAGAGTTCCAGCCATTTATTTGATCCTCGGATTGAGTGCCCAGGAAATAGCCTCTCGCCAAGAATTGAACCAATAACGGCAGCGAGAAATTGGATGAAGGTAGAAAAGATTGGCCTCCGCGCACCAGCCAAACCGGGTCTTCCAGACGCGCGCTTTCATAAATGCCTCAAGGTCTCCTGCAGGCCTGTCCCCCGCCCGGTCTGGATTGCATGCTGCACAGCGTCCGCCACCAGGTGGGAATTCTCGTTGAAGGATCGTGAGTCAAGCGTTTGCACGTTTACCGTGATCGGAGTTCCGCCAGGCCCACCAAACGCGCTGTCGGTCCGGCCAGGGACTGTGATGTTGTGCCGGTAGTCGAAAAATCCCTGCTCGACGGTCGGGAATGGCGAAAGGTTCGAGCCCCGCGGCGCGCCGAAGCGGTCGAAGTCGGCGTACGTGCCGCCGGTGGTCATGCTGGCGTTGATCGCCACCGGTGCCATGTACTGGTTGTATTTCAGCTCGTTCTGGATCTCGTTTTCCCGCCGTTGTTTGGGATCTCCGAGAATCGAAGAAATGAGAGTAGTGGCCATGGCGGCCGCCATGATGAAGGGCTGCTGGGGACCTGGGATGAGAGACGCGGCGCCGAGAATTGAGCCGGTCCCCTGTAGCGCGCCTTGCGCTCCGCCGGCCTTAAAGCCTTCATAGGCTCCATATGCCGCTCCGGCTGCCGCCACGCCGTATCCAATGCCCTTGCCGACCGTCAATCCACCTTTGCCGGGAGCGCTGTAGCCCTGCGTAGAGAAGCCCGTATTGGGTGTCGAGTTGTCACCGGGGATTGGTGAGCCCGTTTGATTCGGGCCGGTCTCGCCAAACGCCTGCTTCAACTCATCGGGGGTGAATTCATCGATACCGCCGCCGGCGCCGGCGCCGGCGCCGGTCCACATGCCGGAGATCCTGGAGGCGGCTCCATTCCATCCGCCGCCGGCGCTTCCACCGCCGCCAGAGGGTGAGGTAGCAGCAGCTCGCAAGTCCGCCGCGGCCTGAATCAGATCGGTGCCGGCTTGGGTGAGCGTCATGCCGGCCGTCTTCAACGGATCCGGACCGAATGGCGTCCCCTCGAGGAGCTTGCCCATCGTGGTGCCGGCCTGGGCGTGCATGCCACCCATCGCCTTTTGAATAGTGGGCCATGCCAGCCCCGCGGCGTTACCGACGATCGTGTCTTCGATCTTGTTGAGCTGGCCGATCAGGAATTTCTGAATGCCGGCGCCGCCTCCGGAGCGCGCCGCGTCGACGAATCCGACGGCGAGAGATTGGAACTCCTGCTTTTGCCGGAGCGCTATTTCAAGCAGCGCGTTCTCCTGCGCCATCCTGGCATCGAAAATCTGCTGGTCCTTGTCGGCCAGGGCGATTTTACGGGCGGACTCTTGCTCGCCTGTGGTTTTCAGCAGCGCCGCAATCTTCAGCCGCTGCGCGTATTCCTGGTTCACCAGCGAAATTCTGAGATTGTAGGTATCCGAAACCTCCTGCCCTTCGCTGCCGCCTGCCAGTTGGTTCCGGATTCCGATTTGGCTAAGCCGCCTTTGTCCGGTGTTGCGAAGATTCCGCAACGAATCCTCTTCCACCTTCAGGGCGCCTTCTCGAGCTTCGTTTGCGGCCTTGAGCACCGATTTCAGGAGAGCGTCGGCCAGCTTGTCGGCGGTTTTGTAAACCTCGTCCCAGCCCCTGTCTTCGTCCTTGCCTGCGACGAGCTGCCCGCGGAAATCCATCTTGTCGAGCTTGGTCTGGGACGCTTGTCGTTCTTTCGCCGCATCAGCGACGTAGGTGACGAAGGCCGCGCGTTGCTGGAGGTCGAAGTCCGCATTGATCCTGGCCGCGTTGGCCCCGGGCTTTCTCAACTCGTCTGCGCGGTCCGCGGCGATGTCGGTTCTGGAGCGGTCGTACCGCCTTTGGGCGGAATCCTCACCGCGATAGAAGGCGTCATCGAAGGCCTTCTCTGACCGCTTGCGAAGCTCGATTTCGCGCTCGATCGCGCCTTTCAGCTCCTGTGCCGCCTTGATTTGCTCTTTCGTTGCCGCGATTTGCTGGTCGATTTTCTCCAGGCCGGCGCGGGCTGTGACTTGTTTAGGACTGCCTGGGGCTGCGGATGTGAATCGTTGTTCGGCATCCTCGCGGTCGGATGTGAGGCGCTTCAGCTCGTTGTCAAGACGGGTTTTGACATCCTCGTGCGCAAGATTGTATTCGCGCAATTTCTGGGCGTTCGCGCTCCGGAGCAGCGATTCTGCGCTCGGGCCGGTCGGCGGCTTGGTCTCTTTCGCTACTCCTGCCGCATATGCGGCGTCGAAGTCCTCCCCCTGGTTGCGCTTCGCTATGAAATCAGACAGGCCACCCGCGCCCGGGACAATGCCTTCGACGATGGCATTCCTCACCATCCGGCCGATGCTGTAAGCGTCGCTCGTATCTTTCAGATTGATATCGCCACCACCGGTGACGAAGCGAATGACGCCAATAGCTCCCTGCCCAAGTGAAAGTTTCAGGGCATCCCATTGCAATCCGAGGAGGACTAGCTGCTCCCGATATTTGGCCGCCTTCTGGATGCCTTGGGCATCCATGATGACCCCTGTCGCGGACACGCGCGCTTCGAGCTGCTTGAACTGCGCGAAGAGAGGCTCCATCTCCAGGCCGCTTCGCCCAAAGAGGGTGATCGTCATGCGGTCCCGCTCCATGGCATTCCCGACCGCAGATAGCTTCTGGAATAATTCCGGAAGTAGCTCGCCCATGGGCTTGAACGCTGCTTCGGCACCCAGCCCCAGCTCCTCGAGGACCTTCTTTTGCTTCTTTCCCTCGTCGGAGTTTTCGCTCATCCCGCGGGAGAGGGTGCGCATCGCCGTCGTGAGCGTGCCTGCGTTGACGCCGGCAACTTCCGACGCTCGAGTGTAGAGCTGCGTCTCGGTGGTGGTGAGGCCGGTGCGCGATGCCAGGTTGGCGGTTTCCTGGGCATACTTGGCGGTGTCGCTCGCGTTCTTGATCAGCCAGCCGCTGACAACCGCAAGCCCGAGGCCCACGCCGCCGGCCGCAATCCCCACCTTGCCGTAGCTGACAACGAACTTCTCGGCCGCATCTCCGGCCGCGCCCAGCGGATTGGTGATGAAATTCTTAACGGAGGCGCCGATCCTCGCATTCGCCTGCTCTTCCGTCTCGGCCCGTTTTTGCGCCGCCGCGGCAAGCTTCTCGAGCTGCATGCGGTGCTTTTCGCGGAGCTGCTCGAGCTTCACCTCATCGAGTGCGAGTTTCGCCTGCGTCTCGGAGAGCTTCGAATTCGACTGGATGTAGCCCTGGATGGCCAGTGCGACGCGCTTGGTTCGGTCCTCTTGCTTCTCTGTGGCTGCGGTCAGTTGGGCGAGCTGCTGTTGGCCAGCGACGCTGGCGTCCACCTTCATCTCGTAAGCCATTACTGGTTCGCCTCCTCCCTCGCCACTTCATAAGCCTGGCTTTCGCGCTGGACTATCCGCACAGCATCAAGCAAGCACCCCGGCATCTCGCCTGCTCCCAGCGCAGCGCCCACCGATTTATTTGTTCCCTGCAAGAGATCCACGATTTGCACCAGATCGAACGATGTTTGAGTGATTGCCGAGACGGGGCATTCACTCTCTTGAACCTCCAGCACCCTCCATGAGAAAGGTTCCTTCCCCGTGCGGCGCCCCTCCGTATGCGTCCACCGCATGGCCTCATAAGCCGGAAACCACCACTTCCGCCGGCGCGGATCTACGGCCCGCGGAAAATGTTTGAAACAGTTCCGGTCTACGTGCCAGCCGCCCGCAGGGCCTCGGCACTTTCCGCAGTTGTATTCCGGCTTTGTCCATCCGCCCGTTCTCCAGAAGTGGTAGGCGGTGGCGAGTTTTTTGATTCGCCGTCTTTCAACTTGCCGTCCGAAGTCAGCGCCTCATAAATCTCGATCGCCAATGCCGGCGGACCGTGGTCGAGCAGCTCGTCGGCCGCCATGCCGTCGAGTTCGCCTTTACCGCCTTCGACGCGGTGCTCGATCGCGATCAGATTCCTGCGGATCCACGCCGCCTGGATCTGGTTCTCGACCATCACGTATTCTTCGTTGAGGACGGCGCGCCGTTTTTTCGTCTCGGCCGGCACGACCGCTTCCAGTTCTTTGGCCAGGGGGTCCACGTCGGCCTGCATGACCTTTGCAAAGTCCTCGGCCGGCACTGCCAGCGCTTTCTTGTTGGCAATGGCGAGCTGCTCCGCCAGCTCCTTTTCCCGGTCGCTACGGGGCGGATGATCGGCTTCGAGTTCGCGCAGGCGCTGCCGGAGCTTTAAGGTTTCGAAGTCGATATCCGTTCTTCGGCCGAAACCGATGCGGTGGACGGTGAATGTGACGCCGGGGACGGCGCTGGAAGGATGGGCAACCGTGGGTGAGAAGGACATGGCCGTTATCTCCGTCGTGGATCGCGCTTGGCTTTCTTGCGGTTGTGTATCCGGCGCGCCGGCTTCGGCAGCGATACGAGAGGAGCTGGTTCCATCGATGTAGGCATCGTTACCTCAGTACTTCCCGCCATGTGTAATGGCGCTGTTGCAATCCATCCGGGCTTCACGGAGCTTCCGAATGGCCGCGCTGCGATCAGGCGACGGCGGTACGTGCTTGATGATTAGCTGAACGTGAGTCCGATTTCGTCGACCGCCGAAATCGTCGATGCGCTGCCCATCGAATCGCTGAACGCCGTCACGACGCGCGCGGCCTCGTCGCTATACTCCGGTACCGCCAGCTGGACGCCCTTGAGCGGGATGGTCGTGGTGTTGCCGGTGGTGGTTCCGACCGCATACGTGACGTTGAGCGGGGTTTTCGCCTTGGCTTTCACCTTCAGGTTGTTCAAGAATGCGGAGTCGCAATCCTGGAAGGTGAAGGCTGTCGAGATCTCGCGGCGGCCGCCGGAGGGAAGCGCCGAATAGCTGGTCCCGAAAACGTCTTTGCTGTAGGCGTTCCCGGTCTTCCCTTTGATGGTGGCGGAGAGCAGCGGGAACGTGGTCGAATCGACGCCGTTGCCGTCGAACGTCGCTGTGCCCAGGAAGCCCTGCTGCAGCGTGCCGACGACTGTCGGGCTGACCAGTTCGAGCGGAAACGCCGTGAGCCCGCCTTTCGCGGCCGCGTCCTCATTGGCGAAGTTCTCGCTGTCGAGCACCCAGTAGCACTCGCCGTTGGCGGAGATCGCGAAAATGTCGCCGTTGATGGTGATGGTCCAGTCCGTCACCAGACACCCAATCGCAAACTGCTGCGATAGCGTCGTCTGCAGGTGCTGGAAGCGCGCCAGGATGAACGTGACGATCGCCGTATCGAGCATCGTGTAGGCGGATCCGGTCGGCGACTGGCCGAAGATCGACTGGAACAGGAGGTCCATGTCGGGAGGCGTGCCGCCGGTGCCCGACGGAATGATCGGGACATTCGGCAGCGACCAGGTGTTATTGCTTTTCCGCCCCGAAATGCCCGGCTGCATGCTCCTCGTCCCGGTTTTCACGGGGTTCGGGATCAGCGTCGGATCGGCCTTGATCTTGCAGCCGCCCGGGGCGCGCAGCAGCTTGGCTCCCGTGTTGGTCCAGACGCCGGCGGTGTTCGGCACCAGGTTGAAGGCGCCGGCGGCTTGCGGCGCGAGAACCAATCGTTCGACGAAGGGACTGGTGAATTGGGACATTAGGCTTTCACCTCACTTTTCCCGGCCTTGCCGGGAGCGGGAATGGGTTCCGCCGCCGGCGGCGCGGCGAGTTTCGCTCGATAATCGGCCACGGCCTTTACCGCGCCCTCGAACTTGCGTTTGAACGTGTCCGGCGCCGCCGCCTGCAGGCGCGCATTCGGAAAGCTGGCCAGCTCGTTCGCATTGAAGCCCTGCGCGTCGAACATGTCTTTCGGCAGCAGCGATGCGCCGGACAGGATCGCCGACTTGGCCAGGTCATCGGTCATTTCGAATTCCTGGCCGAGCACTTCTCCCTGATGGGGTGTGTCGACCACATGAAAACTGCCGCTCACTAGGACGTACTTCATAAGGCTCCTTCTCAGAACTCTCAGACTGCTAATTCAAACGGGCACAAAAACTGTGTGGTTCGTATCCAACCTTGGCCGCCCATCTTTAGCGGGCCGGGTACCATCCGGGCGCGGCCGTTCCAAAGCAAATTGCCGGGCCATTGCTGAACCTCGTGATCGTTCAGGCAATTCAGAACTGCGTCGCCGGTCGCATTTACTTTCGCCCCGAAATCCGCCAGCACGCCTCCCGATTCCCAGGTGTGGTGCACCTCGACCAGGCCGATCACCAGTCCCGAAAACGTCGCCGTCTTGATGCGCCGCGGGTCGGTGCCGCGGTCGGCGAGCTCACCGATGTCGATCGTGACCATGGGAAAGGTGAAGACGCTAGATTCCTGCAGTGATCCCGGGTCGATGCGGCCGAAGATGAAATTCGTGCTGGTATCCGACCAGTCGATTTCGAAGGCATCGAACTTGTAGGCCTGCGAATCGGCGAGCGCGACCAGGCGAGGATTGACGCCGCTGGTCTCGTTCGAGAGCTGCGCCCACAACGCGGCCGGCACGACTCCGGAGATCTTCGAAGTGTTCATCCGCGTGCCCTCCCGCGAATCTCCATGCGCTCGCCCAGCGACTTCTCGCCCCAGGCGATATCCGACCCGTTCAGCGCAAAGAATTCCCGTTTCGGAAGGTTGCCAGCCCCTTCGTTGTTTCCCCGGGCCCGGCCTTCCTCATCGCCGTAGAAGCCGATGGTCAGGGTTGAGCATGGCGTGTTGCCTTCGAAGGCTTCGAATTCACTCCCGAAGCTGGGAAGCCCCGCGCCGCCTACTTCCGAGCCGCCCGCTTTGACCATCATGGCGTCGAGCATGTGCGGGTGCTGCTCCATGCCGTAGAGCGTTACGCCGTTGGTGCCGTGCGCCGCCTGTGCCGCGGCATAGGACTCGTACTTGATCCCGGTTGCGGTCCGAATCCCGATCTTGCCGGTTTTCGCGTAGCGATTCTTTGATGCGATCGCGCGCGCTGCGCGGTCTCCAGTCGCGCCCTTGTTCACATACAGGTAGAACGGCCCTTTGGTGGAGTAGGGTGCGAACGGCGCGCCGTTGACGTCGACGCCGGCAAACGTGCGCTCGCGAATCCGCGAGCGATAGCCCTGCCCGACATAGAGCAGATCGCCGACCGTTGGCGTCGTGAGGGCCTCGACAACGCCGTGAATCACGGTCGAAGGGGCGAGGCCGCTCGAGTGCGTGAAGGTGGCGAAGTCAGGCATTTCAGTATTCCCCCCGCCATCGTCTTAGCCATTCCCGGTGTTGCGCGGCCCGATGCTCGGCCTCAGCGGTCTCGTTGTCAATGGGGACATACATGCGGCGAGTTGCGGCCTCAGCAGTCGCATAGCTCGTTGAATTCCATGCTGCGAGAATCGCGGTCCGCACCTTCCGCTCCATTTCGCGAGACATTCCCACTCGGATATCGCTCATGGATGCAGTAGGACGGAAAACGTCGGCGGCTCGGTCCAGCCACTTTGAAAGCGCAAAACGAAGGCTGCTTATGAAGGAAGTGTCCAGCGCCAAGCCGAGCCGATACGCTAATGGTGAACGCACCGGCCTGTCCGCATAGGCGATGATGGCCTCCGGCACTTCGAGGTGAACGAGTCTCACGCGGCCTCCTGTTCGAATCCGCAGATCTGCGTATAATCGTGGATATCACGATGCCAACGCCGCTCTCGAAAGAAGTACGCCAGATCGCGAAAAGTCTGCTGGATTATCGGAACGCCGGCACCGTCCTGGAAGACGCCTTCGTCGAGGCGCTGAACACCGCGGCGTGCGCAAACAGCGCGAAGGATTTGGCCAAATTGTGGGGAATGAGCCCTCAATACCTGTCGGACTTGCGCCGTGGGCGTAGGGCGGTAAGCGATGGCGTGCTGAGAAAGATCATAGGAGCAAAGAATGCGCACTGAGGACGGAAGGCGATGAGAACCTGCGTACATCAATGCCTCGACGGCTTGCTGAAACGGTATGCGGCCGACAATCCACGAAGTGTGTGGCCGGATCCCGAAACGCGGGCTGACCTCCACATTGCCCTCGACGAATACATCTTTCAGGGCTGGTGGGATGACGGGGACGACTACATCACCATCATGGACCTGCTCGGCTTTTCCTTCGAAACAGCTCAGCTTCCCGAAGAGGATGCGATGGGCATCAGCCTTGTGATGCCCGTGTAAGGGAACACCATGATTCAGAAACCTTTCACAAAGCCCGACCGGTACATCTGCTGCCCCGGCTGCGGTAAGGGAGAATACGGCGTCAGCCACTTGCCATTGGGCACGAAGACCAGCTGGTATTGCGATGAATGCGGCGTCCTGTTCACGCTGCAGGTTATCTCCCCGGATGAAATCGACACTGAGGTCACTTCTAAACGTCAGGAAAAGCGGCTCATAACGCTGAAGTCCGAGGGTCCGGTGACCCTGCTCGTCGAAGGGTTGGCCTTTATCCCCGGCGACTCCGAAGAGCACCAGCGGTATTACTACGATGAGCACACTTGCCCGACGAACTACATGCCCAACGTCGTGCAGGTGATCGATGAGGCCGGAGACCGCGACCCGCACGGCGTGTTCCGCTTTATTAGCGCCGAGCCCTGGAAAGACCCCGATCACGCGGCCTCCTGGAGCATCAGCTCGTGGGTGTCGAGGATCCACTGATGCCGACAGCCAAACCCGCCGCGGCTGATGAACACGTTGGGAATCTGGCCGTTATCCATCTGCCCGATCTGCTCCCGCGTGTAGGCCTTCCCTGCCTCGGTCAGATGCCGGCAGAACGGCCGCTCCAGCTTGTCCTGCGGCCCGCTGTAGCCATAGCGCAGCGTCTGTTGCGGCAGATCCTTGGCGATGATCTGGAACGCGCGATCGCTGGCAGTGGCATACCAGACGCTCATCGCGGTATTGCCGACCGACGTCGCCTTGCCGATCGACATCTCAAATCGCGTGGACAGAGTTTCGACGAGTGTGGCGAAGCGCAGGCCGGCGACGCCGAACAATCCGCGGCTGACTGCCGCGCCGGCCGTCGCCTCGATCGCGCCCTCGAGAGCGGTGACGGTATTGGCGCCGACTCCGCCCAGCAGCGAGAAATCACGAGGGGTGAAGCCCAGATCGCGCCACTTCTCATCCACCTGGCTGCCGAGCAGTTCCACGGTTTCCTGCAGGAACGGCAGCGTGCCGCGGAACTCCCCGACGAAGGCGTCGACCAGGCGCTGGTACCCGGCCCGGTCCATTTCCTGCATGAACATCTTGCCGGCGTTGCGCAGAAGGCGCATGTTGGCGGCGCTCGAGTCAATGACGCCGTCGGTAATCGAAAGCTGGGCCTGCAGGCGGGCAATCACGCGGCCTTGCGCGCGCATGGTGATCTCGCGCAAGTGGGACTCGAAGGTATAGACCATGGAGTCCTGGTACTTGTTGTGCCGCGCGATGATGTCCTTCAGGTCCGCCATACGCTTACCTACGGGAGAGGTTTAATTGAAACCGTGACTTCCTGGTAGGCTCCTTCTTTGGTAGACCAGTCGCTAAATCCCATGTGGCCATAGGCGCTCACCACGACTTTCTTCTCCGGCCCGAAGGTTGAGAGGCATTGATCGATCGTTTCTTGAGTCATCCGAACGGTTTCACGTTCGCCTTCGTCTGACAGGCCCGCAGGCTTCTCTGCCAACGGAGCCTTGAACTGTTCGCTCAATTGCCCTCTTGCTTCTGCTACGGTACCGCTCGCGTTTACGCTCCAACTCATCGTGTTGCTCCTATTTCGAATTCGTGCACGCCGTAAAGCACGTCCACGGTTGCGAATTGCATTAACCTCGAAAAGTCGTAGGTGAAAACAACCCGGACAGCCAGATAGCCGTCGCTGTGAGTCGTTCCGAGCGCTCCAGTGAACGGCAGGGGGACTGGGGATTTGGCGGTTACGATTCGACCGCGCTTCGCTGACTTTCGGATTTGCTCGGCGAGACCCGTGCACGCCGGCTGAAAATAAATCCGACGAGGCCCGGGATTCATCAGTAGCTGGGCATCTCGCACGATGACGGAGGCCTCCGGGTGCTGATCCAGGACGATCCTGTTTGAGGGCGGCGACAGAATGATGTCGCCCCTGACAGCCAGCGAATCGAGCGACCGGAGGAACACATCGCCGGTCAACTTTCGAATCGCCACTGCGCACTCTTCCGCTGTTTCCCGCAGCACATAGTCGGCGTTGAATTCCCCCAAGTGCTGGACGGGCGGGAGATCAGGTATCGCGAGTTCGCGGTTCCCGAGGTCTCCGAAAGCGGTAGGCGCAACGGCAGAGACTAAGGTCGCCCGCTTTACGCAGTCAGCAAGTCCGTTGAAAAAGCCGCGTCTGCTCGTCATGATCGATTCACCTTCGCTGATATCCCGTCCGGAGCGCGGCCCGCTCCGCCGCATCTGCCGGATGCGACAGGCTCCGTTGGGCCGCGCCGGATCGAGTGCTCTCTGCTACTCTCCGCGCTCTCCTTTCCATGGCTGAATGTTCCGCCCTGTTTCACGGAAGTGTTGCCTCCTCGGCGCGATCGATCAACTCGTAGCCGGATTCGAAAGGCTTCGCAGGCGAGAAGGACTCATAGCCGTTTTCGTAGACGACGTAATAGCCGCCGGCCTGCGGGTTGTGCTTGTGGAAGAAAGAAGGCTCGACAGTAAACGCGGAATATCGTTCGTCCGCCGGCATGATCATATAGCGCACCGGATTGGGCGCGCCCGTTAAGAGCACGGGCGACACACGCGCGATCTTCAGCGCCGCCACTTCCTTGTGGCATCGATAGCGCGGCATGGATTGGGTCGGAGGCATGCTACAGCCTGTTCGTCCCCTCGACCCCGCGCGCGATCCGCGCCTGAGTCCGCCGCTGCAGGAGCAGGAGCGCCGTGCCGATAAAGGCCAGCGCCTCTTCGTTGTCGTAGCACGCGAAAGGACCTTCCTGGAATCCCCTCAATCGGTCCATGAGGATAGCCAGCAGCACCTCCTGGGTGATGCCATTGGCGCCGAATTCCTTGATCGGGCCTTCCTGGAAATGGATTGTCAGGCTCTCAAATGCGGAGACGGACGTGCTCTTTTCGTTCTTCCACTCAATCCGGTAGGAGTGGCAGGCGCCGCCGTGCGACGGTTCATCCAGGACCGTGATCGACAGTTGAGGGGCCGTGTCGCCTTCCACCACGTGATCGGTAATCGTTCGCATGGGTCAGCCTCTCCCCACCAGGTTCTGGAACGTGAGGTTCAGGTCCGGCCACTGCCCCTGGCCGAGAGTCGAGCCGGTAAACGCGGGGTCGCCGGACAGCGTGAACGTCTTCATCGCGATCGGGTTCGCCGCCTGCCAGTAGAGCGGTCCGCCGGCCGGCCCCGCCCACAGAACCCAGTGCGTGGCGGTGAGAGGCGTCCAGGGTACTTGTGAAAGGCCGACCTGGTCCATGGTCCCGGTGGACGGATTCAGACTCGCGATCGATACCTGCAGGACCTGGCCGTCCGCCTGGGTGAACGGAATAGTCGGCGACGGGCCAGACTCCGCGTTCTGCGTGTTCAGCTCCGACACATACCGGGAGGCATCGTAATACGTGATGGCCACCTGGAAGACTTGCGCGGTGCCGCCGCCGGCGACAGCCGAAAGATTGTCTGCGGTAAACGTGCCGGCGTTGATGCCGTGCTTGGACGCCGGCGCCTCGAGGGGCTGGGCGACGAAGGGTAGCCCGTTTTGCCGCAGCTGCCGCCAATGGAAATCCGCGTCCTTCGTGTAGCGGTCGTACTTGTCCTGCAGGCGGTCCTTGCCCATGCGCGCGCTGGCGTTGCGGTACAGCAGGGAAAGGGTGGTGTAAGCGAGCCAGAGCTGCACTGGCGAAGCGGCGCTCGCATATTGGGACTCGGTGGCCACCACCTGGTTGAGCCTGGTCCGCGCCTGGTTCCTCGCCGGGCCGCCGATGTAATTCACCGCCGACTGGTGGCCGCCGCTGACTCCGATTGCAGAAAGGGTGTTGGTGTACATTTGCTGCGCCGCGATGATTCGCTGCGCGCATTGGCGCCATCCCTGTTCGCACATCGAGCCAGGGCCATCGAGCAGAATCGACGGCTTGCAGCTCGCCGCCACCGGCGCGACTTCGCTATCGATCTGCGTGAGATCCGCGGCCGTGACGATATCTGAGTCGGTGAACAGCATCAGTCCAAATGAATCCGCCGGCTATCCCGCGTGCAGTGGCGCCATGCGACGAAAACCGCGCCGGCTCCGAACCCGGCAGCAAAAGAAGCGATTGCGGTGAGGACGTGCCACGGCATCAGAGGTTCAACCCTCCTTGGCCTTCTTCTCGGAGGCGCCGGCACTTGCCTCCTCTGCCAAATGCCCTTCCAGCCTGTCGGCCAGATTCATCGCCTTCACAGCGTCATCCGAAAATGTAGCGCGCTGCGCCTCCCGTCTCAGGAGGAAAACCAGCGCTTCCACGATCGTTTTGCCCATAAACATCTCCAGAAACAGAAAAGGCGGCGCGAGCCCCCATTGCTGGAGGCCCGCGCCGTGAAAAGTTCACCTAGGAGTGAAAACCCTATTCCAGCCAGGCGTGTGCTTTGACGGTCCCGGGCGTGCTGTCGATCGCCAGGCAGTTGAGCCGGAGCGCCGCATTGGCGACGTTGATCCGGGTCAACGGAATGTCATACGTCGCCCATTCTTTGGCGACGCCTTCGGTCGGCTGCGATCCCTGAAAGTGCGCGACCGCAACCTGGCGGGCATCCGAAAACGGGGTGGCGTTGGCCGTGTCCTCGATCGCGAACAGGGCCTTCTTCCCAGCCGCCAGTCCGCGAACGGTGAGCTTGATGCTCTTGAAGCTGGCGACGGCCGAGGTGTCGAGCGACCCCGTGACGGCGCCGGCCGCGGCGACGGTCTGTTCGCCGGTGGTGATGTCGGTCATGAACTATTTCTCCTTCTTGGGGGTTGCCGGCGGCGCCGGCGGGTTAGACTGCTGCTGCTCGGATAAGGCCCCGCGGGCGGCCAATTTCACGAGATCCTGCAACTCCTGGGGCATGGCGAGCTGGCCTTTTTTGCCCATCTCGATCTTGGCGAGCGCGAGCGCCGCCTCGTCCTGCTCCCTCAGGAACTGCGCAATTTGTTCTTCCGACGCCAGCGTGTGCGTCTTGCCGACGATCATCTTGGCGACCTGCTTGGGGTCGGCCAGATCCATCACGCGGCCGCCGACCGTCCCCTTGTCGGAGTTCTCGACCGACACGAGGTAGTAGATTCGCTGCCGCGGCAGCTCGTCCATGACGGCGCGGACGTCGGCCCAATAGCGATTGAGGTCCATAAGCGGCGTCTTAGCTCGAAGCTACGACCACGGCGTGGTTGTTTCTCAGCGGTCCGCACCCGTAAAGGATGTCGACGGTGAATTGCTGGGCCAGGGTGCCCGGCTGATAGCTCATCACCACGCGGAAGCCGAAGTTGCCGACCTCGCCGTATTCGGCGATCGCCCCGGTCCCAGGCAGGGGCTGCGGCAGCCGGCGAATCACAAGGCCGATGGCATTGCGGTGGAAGGCCAGGTTTTTGTACGTGGTCGACAGCGGCACGAGCTGGCTGCGGAAGACGTAGAAGTCTTTCACTTTGCCGAACAGCCCCGCGCTGCCGCCGGGCAGATAGGCGGTGAGCATGGTGTCTTTCTCGCCGGTAGTCTGGAATTCGCTAAAGCGGCCGATCTGCCGCATGGCCGACGCGGAGCTGCTGGCGATTACCAGGAACTTCGGCTCGTTCTGCGGAATGTAGTTGTCGAACAACACCTTTTCCGCCGAGTCGATGCGAGCCTCGTCCATCGCGCTGTTCGCGCCCAGCGCGGCGTTGGCCGTGAACAGGGGCCACAGATTGAGGAGGTCCTGCTCAACCTTGGTGACGACCGCGTTGATGGCCGGCTGCATATAGGCGCCCAGCAAAGCCGGGAAGGCCAGCATCTTCGTCACGTCCGGAACCTGGAAGGTCGCTTCGGCGTGCGTGTTGAGCACGATTTGCGCATTGCCGAGCGACGGATTCTGCGTCTGCACGCTGCCGCCCTCGGAGATGTCGTTCGCCACCAGGTTGCCCGGGATCGCGACGTTGATTACGTCGCCGGTATTGCCGAGCTGGGCTTCGAAATCCCTGTTGACCAGGTTGCCCATGACCAGGTTCGGCAGCAGGGCAGGCATCGCCTGTGCGGCCACGAGTTTCACAATCGCATTGGCCACATTGGCCGAAGTAATGTCTGACATCTTCGATAATGCTCCAGGTTGCAGGTTGTGGAGGCCTCAGATCGAGGCCTCCCGGGTTGGACTACTTAACGCTGCCCTTGCTGCAGGACGGCGCTGATCTGGGCCGCGGCCGCGGCTACGTCGGCGGCCGACATACCGGGCTTGATGCTCTCCAGGCTGACGGCAGCGCTGCCGCCCTGCTGTTTGCCCTGGCGGGCACCGGCGCCGGCGACGTCCTTGGGTGCGAGCAGATACGGCTTGGCGCGCAGTCCCTCGTCGAGATACTGGTCGATCGGCGTTCCGTCGTGTCCGACGAAAGCGCCGTCCTCGGTCCGCTTGATCTTCGACCCGAAAATCTCAAAGGCATCCTCGGCTGCTGCATCGTCCGCAAACTTGAACTTGGAAAGCTTTGTACGAACTAAAGCTTCCTGCTCTTTCCGTTCGGCGGCGGCTTTCGTCGCGTCCGACTCGGTCTTCATGGCCTTGAACTGGTCGTCCAGTTCCTTGTTTCGGCGTTCCAGAGCCCGCAACTGCGCGGCGACTGCTGGATCAGCGGGTTTGGCGCCGCTGGTAGCAGTGGCGTCGGTGGTGGAGTCCTGCGTCTCGTTCCCGGTGGCCGTCGAGGCGGCGGGCGTGAGCTTCGCAATATCGGTCTTGAGGGTGGTGGCGAAGTTTGTAAAGAGTTTCGTCACATCCCCCAAGAGGGAGGTTCGAAAGGCGGCGGGATCAAACGCCGCTGTGCTTCCGCCTCCGCCTTGGCCGTCATCGGCAGCGTCTAAAAGGGATCCACGGGTAAAACGTAACATGTATTTTTTCTCCTAATGGCGCATTCCGGCGCCGTGTCCGCGAGAACTGCGCGGCCAGTTTGAATTGAAAGTGGGGTTGGGTTACTGCGAACGGGGAAGTGCTATTTTGAAAACTGCTCCGAATCGAATGGGCCTAACAGGGGCCGCCGGCACGAAGGATGAGCGGCGGCCTTATGCGCTGATCTGGTCCGCACCCTTAAATGACTGCGAGAATTTGGCGAGCTGGTCCGCCTGCTGCGTTTCGGCGAGCAGCGCGGCGGCGCCTTCGGGCGTGGGATTGGTCGTAATTTCTTCGTCGATGGTTTGCAGCGTTTCGGGGTTCATGTCGGGCAGGACGATGCGAACCAGCTTCTTGTCGCGCTCGCGGCGGTAGGTGTCCGACTGGACGTCAATCACCGTGGACTTCTCGATAAAGTCCATTTCTTCGACCGAGGCCTTGTCCTGGAAATCGAAGCCGCGCACATCAGGCGCGATATCCGTGAAGCCGCGGATCGCCAGCACGTCCTCATAGACGAGCTGCATCGCGGGCCGTATGACGTCACCCAAGCCGGAAAGCGCATCTCTGCTGGGCGTCTTGTCCTGCTGCTTGGATAGTCCCGACTGCGCGGCCGGCGTGGCCTTGTTCGTGCGCGCCTGGTCCATCAGGTAGCAGGCCTTGTAAATGCGTTCTTCGAGGTCCGCCAGGCGCTTGTCGATCGCTTCGTAGGCGTTGCCCTCGGGTTCCAGATACGAGGCCGTGTCGCCGGTGTTGAGTTTGAGGTAGGAGACTTCGCTCAACGTCACGGAGTCGTCGAAGTTGCCGGTGATGACGAGCTGCGCGAGCGCGCTTTGGAACAGGGCGAAGTCGTAGGCGTTGTCGAGGTTCAGGTGGTTCAAAAGCGGCAGGAACACGCGATTCGCCAGCCACAGGCCGTCGGGAATCTCGACCTTGCGAACGGGAATGCGGTTCAGCGCCGTCATCGCATGCCGGCGCGGGTAGCCGGCGACGAGCTCCGCTTTATCCTCTTCCGACCATTTGTCCTTGTGGGCGGCGCGGTAGCACGCGACCTGGGTCCGGTCGAAGTAATACCAGTAGTCCATGATTACCGGCGTCTGGAAGGCTTCGCGCTCTTCGGTCGATACCGCGATGATGCACCATTCGAGGTTGCCGTACCGGTCCGTCTCCCAGTTGATGATCTGGTTGGCGGCGTAGAGAACCAGGAAGGGATCCAGCTGGCCGGCTTTCTGCTGTTCGGCGAGCGAGACGGGCTCCGGCGCATCGTCGTCGGGCGTCGGGAGGTCGATCAGGACGAACGCCTTTTTGTTGAGCAGCAGGCCTTCATGCACCTTGCGCCAGAAATCGACGTAGGTGGTGCCGCCGCGGTCCGCATCCTTTTCAAACGCGGTGCAGAATTCACTGGCATCCGCAGGGATCGCGAGCGCGGCGTCGCCCGTGGCGCCGGCCTTCTTCTTGACGAGCTGCGGAGCCAGCTTGAAGAGGGCGGAGACATACCATCCCGTGATGTTGCCCATCAGGTTGGTGTAGCTGAAGCGCTGCTGGCGCGTGCGGAACACTTCCGCGGGTTCCTTCGGTTTCTGCAACAGATACTTGTTGCGCTTGATCACAGCATCCCGCAGCACGGCGCCGCCCTGGTTCAGGTCGGATGCCGTGGTCCACGCATCCGCTTGCTGGTCGTAGTCCGAGGCTGTGGCTGCGATCTGCTTGACCGAGACGAAAGAGGGGAAGTTCATGGATTTAGGCGCGGACTGAATTTAGACCATCACGTAAGTGACTTTGAGCTTCTCGCCGGCGGTGCCCTGCGCGAAAAACTGCACGGGCTCCAGGCGATTGTCCCCGCCCTGATCCTCCAGGCTGAACTCATCGAGCGGGATTGTCGCGGCCGGCGGCGTGGCGAGCTCCTTGACGACGCCGGTACCGGTGCCATCGTTGGCCACCGTCGAGAGGCCGACGACGCAGGGGTGCGTGTTGCTCCGGAGCGGCTGAGCGTAGATCTTGTTCACGAGGCCCGGGCCGCTGGCAGGCGCAGGAAATTGCTGCGCGCCGGTGGCGAAGGTGAGTATTGCTATCTGCACAGTCATCGATTTATTTCCTCAACGTTTCTTCCATCATGCGCTACTCTGCAAGAAAGGAGAATCAGAAAATGGCCAAAAAGCCAACCGCAAAAGCTTCCAAGAAGAGTCCGGCGAAGAAATCCGCCAAGAAGTAGCCCCGAAAAACCCGCAACGAAAGGGAGCGCGCAGCCAATCTGATAACCTGACGGTCCGCCGGGCAGGTCGCAATGGCGGGGGGCGCGCTTCCGACTAATCCTCTTCCCTTTCCTCCACCACTGCCGGAGCATCGAACCCGACCACATACAGCGTGTCCGCCGGCGGCGCGGGTTTTCGCGCAGGAACGAATCCGGTGAGGAAGCCGATCGCGCGCTTGAGCGGCCGCCCGTTCGCGTCGAGAATCATGCGGCTCTCCTCGGGCACTTGGGGCCCAGCGCATCACGGTACATGTCGATCAGCTCTGTCAGGTGGAAATCGATCAGCGCATTGTCGCCCGTCCCCGTCGCGAAACAGAGTTCGGTCAGGCGGTTGCGGAAGTCGTGCACCAGCGCGGCCTTGTAGTCGAACCGCGAAGTGCGCCGCAAGCGGGCGCGCAGCTCGGGCGTGTTGTCGGATCCCTGCATAACCCTACCGCGGCCCTCCGGCCTGGCGCAGGCCGTACTCGGCTTCCACCAGGTAACCCAGAGCGTCAGAGATGTGCGTCAGTTCGGGGTTGCTCTTGTCGATTTCCCCGGTCATGTTGCCGTTGCCGTCGGCCTTCCAGGCAACCTGCTCCAGATCCTTGGTCAGCCGCTTGCACTTCGGATCCACCACCATGCCGACCACGCCGGCGGCGTTACAGAGCTTCGAATTCATCGCGTTCACGCGATCGCGCACCGCCGGGTTGGCCAGCGGCACGTGGTAGGTGACCTGAAACTCCGGTGTCCGGCGGAAGAATTCCTTGATGATCTGGTAGTCGCTTTTGCCGGCCGTCGAGCGGGCGCCGCCGGCGGCGTCACCGTAAAGTTTCAGCGGTACCTGCCCTTGCCGCGCGATCCAGTGCCCCACGCGACGCGCGAACTCCTCGCAGGCCTCCTGGGTGTTGCTGTTGGGCAGGACGATCTCATCGAGCACGTGCAGCACGCTGGACCGCTTGCCCATCATGGCCATTTCCCGGGAGGTCGTATCCTCGATCTGGCAAATCACGCTCGACATCGGGTTCACGTTGAAATCGAGCGACCAGCAGAGCTGCAGGCGGGGATTGTAATTGCAGGGCTGCAGGTTGCCGATGCGGTCCGCCGAATCCGACCGCTGGAAGGAGAAGTAAGCGCGGCCCGCGAAGTTCTCGAAGCTGCCGCAGTATTCCTGGTCGAACGTCTTCTGGTCCATGTCGTTCCGCGCGGCGTCCAGCTCCGCCTGCGAAACGCGGCCGCCGTCGATCGTTCGGTACTGGAAGGAAGCCCAGCCCGGCGTCACCTTCGCCGACTGATACAGGTCGTGGAAGTGATTCATCCCCTTGGGCGTGCCAATAAATAGGGCGTTACCCTGGCGATCGGACAGCATCGGCCGGATGATCTCTGTCCACACCCGCGGGTCCATGTCGGCGTATTCGTCGAGCACCGCGAAATTCAGCCCGGGCCCGCGCAATGCGTCGTAGTTGGCGGCGCCGCGCAGCGCGATGGTCCCACCGCCAATGATCTGCACCGACAGGTCCGTCTCGTTCGGCTTATCGATGACGTAGGGCGCCACCGTGAGCTTCAATTCTGCCCAGGCAATCTGTTTCGCCTGGCGATAGGTCGGAGCCAGGTACCAGGCGAGGGTGCGCGGCTTACCCCACACGGCGCGGCACAGTTCACTGACCGAAAGAAAGGTCTTACCGAAGCGCCGGCCTGCCACTAGCGCGCGAAAACGCGCCGGGCAAAGGAACACCCGGCTTTGCGGCCTGGACAGTTGGATCATGCGCGGGTGCCGGCAGAGGGGACGGCATTTTACTGCCTATAAAATAGGGACCGTTTTGCCAATATGCTGCCGCTCTGGCAGCACGAGCTTACTTCGCCTTGCTCAGATCGAACTTGATGCCGATCCGCGGCACGAGATTCCAGCCGGCGCCGTTGATGTAGAGCCCTTTGACCGAAAACACCGCGCTGAGGGTCTTCGACAGCCGAACGACCGCAGTGCTCACCACGTCGGTCGAGACGGCTATCTGCAGGCCGCTCAGCGGAGAGTTTGTCGCGCCTGACTGCGGCGGCGTCGACGTGATCGCCGGGCCCGCGCCGACGCCCAGCAAAAACGTGGCGCGTCCGGAGGCCCAGATGCTCTTGTGGACTTCCTGCTGCACGGTCACCTGCAGCGCGTAGAACGATTTGCCGCTGGCCGGGTCCGTGGCGAGACGCGGGTAGAACTCCGCTCCGGACACGCCGTACACGCCCACCGATCCGACGATCGGGTAAATGGCGCCGAAGCCGCCGGTGATTCGCGGAGATCCGAGCTGGTCGTAGTTGACGGTGGCCACAATCCCGGCCGGCAGCGCAATGCTGGGAATAATCGAGGGATCGGGTGCCGCGGTCTGCGCGATCGCGCAGAGAGAGAAAGCAAAAAGAGAGAGAACGAATCGCATGGGTAGTTGTGCCTTTCTAGCGTGAGTTAACCGAGAATTGAGCGCCAGTCCATGCCCGCGGCCAGGTGCTTGCCCATGGCCACCAGGTTCGGGATCGCGGCGGCGTCGGACATGTCGATCGACTGCGGCAGCCGCCAGTTGAAACGGGACAGAATCCCCGGCCAGTGCCGCCTTACGATCTGGGTCTGCTCATCGATGGGCGAATCCAGCAGCGTTCCGATCGTCCATCCGAGCGTGGCGAGGATCCCGGCCGGCGGGTTCACGGCGCCGTCGGCCGGGTAGTAGCCCGTGCCGAGTGAAATCACCCGCGTAGTCTCCGGCGTGAAATCGTCATAGCAAAACGCTTCCACGCACGCGCGATAAACCGGGTTGCCGGTAGTCCCGACGCCGCCGTCGAAGCACCAACCGACCAGCTGGCCGGCCAGCGGCGAAACGTACCACGGCGACAGGTATGTCGGCGCCGCGGCGCTTGCCACTGCGCAATCGATCAGCGAGAGGCCGCCGGTCACCTGGGAGTTTCGGTCGCAGTCGCGCACGAAGTACCAGGGGTGGCCGTTGACGCCCATGGCGGTCAGCAGGATCCGGATCGGCAGATTGTTCAGCCGTGCATCCGCAGCCTGGCCAAAGCGTTTTGCCAGCACATCGTGCACGCGCTGGGATTGATAGGCGTATCCCTGCGCCAGCCGGACCGGCAGAGCCAGGGCGGGGCCCGGCGTGAAGATCTTGGCCGCGTCCTCGAGGTAAATCTGCAGGATGGTCTCAGCGGGAAGGCCCACGGCGACCGCGGCCGCGATCAGCGCGCCCGTCGACGTGCCGGCCACGAACTGGAAGACATCGCGCGTCGGCTTGCCGAGTTGCCGCTCCAGCTCCACCAGGAAACAGGCAGTGAGCGCGCCACGCACGCCGCCGCCGTCGATACTCAATAGGTTTCGCATGGATCTTTTCCCTCCAGGACGTCCCGCGCATACACCATCAGCGGCAGGCGCAAGCTGTCGGCGGCAATCAACTCCAGGGCGGAGCGCAGCCGGCGTATCTCAGCGCGCAGACTCTCTTTTTCGTCCGCGCAACAGGACAAGCCGTCCGGCCAGGACTTCAACGATTCAGGCATTGGGGTAACCTCTGAGAACTTTGAGAAGGCCCTACGAACTCGCAGAAGGCGGGTTGGTGGGCTCCTTCGGTTGCTCTTCGGGGTAGGTCTGGATAATCAGCGGCGGCGCGGCGGAGTCGGCAGCTTCGGGTTTCCCGCGCTCTTCCCGGTATGCCGGGTGCCGGCTCTTCAGGACAAACTGCAGCAGGTTATTGTCGATCTTGCGGACGCAGAGAGGCTGTTTCTCATAATCCGGGACCATCCGCTCGAGTTCCGGATCCCACTTTTCCGGGAAGGCCAGCCCACCCTTATATACGATGGGTTCGTCCCAGCCGAGCTGGGCGCGTTCGACCGCCACGTCCGAGAGGGCATCGCAGCCCATCTGGAACGCGACTTCGAAGGCTTCCCTGTACTCCTCGCTCGACTGCAGCTTGGCGTAGTGGTGCGATTTGTCCATGCCGGCGGCTGCCGCCGCGCGGGTGACGTTGGGCATGACGCGGATCGCTGCCAGGAAGGCGTTGAGCTTTGGACCGAATTGCATAGAATTCTTCGCGCGCGCGTAGGGTGTCTACTTTCGTGGTCGCGCCGCGGTGCATGAAATGCGCCTAAGATCTTTGTTTTCGGCGGATTTCGGGGAAAATCGTACGCCAAACAATTGGCTGCCGTACTGCGTTTTGGCGAGCGTAACCCTAGTGTTTAGGCATCCAGATGGGGGGTGTCGTAGGGAGGCTTTCCGTACAGCTTGATTCCGTCGACCACGGTTTGGGTGGGGAGGCCCATTTGCTTGGCGATTTTCCGGAAGCTCATCCCGCTCTTTCTCAGCCGGACCGCCTCGTCCCGGCGGAAAATCCGCGGCTTCCGCCCGCAGTGAACCCCGCGCTTTTTGGCTTCCGCCACTCCGGCCGTTACCCGCTCGACGATCAGGTTCCGCTCGAACTCGGCGAAGACTCCCAGGATCTGCATGAACATCCGGCCGCCGGCGTTCTGCAGGTGCGTATCGATTCCCTGGGTCACGCACACGAAACGGATGCTGAGGGAATCGAAAAGTGTCACGTGTTCGACCAGTTTGGAGATGGATCGCGCGAAACGATCCAGCTTCCAGACCAGGACCGCCTCAAACTTCCGAAGCTTCGCATCTGCGATCAGGCGATCAAATGCCGGCCGCTTTTTGACGCTGGAAGCCTTTTCCACGTATTCCACGATTTCCCACCCGGCGCGCGCGGCATACGAGCGCAACTCGGTGAGCTGCATTTCATAGTCCTGGATCTTCGTCGAAACCCGGGCGTAGATGGCCGCTTTGAGTTTGGTCATGGACTCTTATACTGCTTCCCACGGCAGCCCGTTGAACAATCGCTGTTCCGCAGCGCGTCTCAGGACCAGGCCGTCGAGGACCTCGCCGCCGGCGTGGCACCACTTCGGAAACTCGGCCGCGGCGCCGGCGAAATCTCCGGCATTCAGTTTCTTGATCAGCGTGGATCCCCGCCAGCCTCGCACGTTGAATGCGAACGCCACCATTGCGTCGAACTGGCACTGCTTCAGGAAAACTCTGATCGCGTAGGTGACGGCCGCTTCGAAGATAGCCAGGTCCCGGGCGAGTAATTGATCCGCGCGCTCCTGGGTGATCCGGAGCCCGGGCGTCACATCGGGGCCGGTGTGTCCCCAGCCGATTGTCCAGGTGCCGCCGCTATCCTGGTAGGCCACGAGCTTGCAGCCTTCGAAGTGGCGCACCAGGGCGGAGCCGGCCGGTGAAGTTTTCATGGGAGGGTTAAATTCTTGCGGCCGGTTAATTCTTACTGCCCGGCGTCGGCAGCCGGTGGACGAGAAGAGCGAGCAGTGCGGCGTGGATCATCCGGCCGGGAAGCTGGTGCCAGTCCATATGGGGCGTAAGCAGTAATTCGTAGAGCGCTTCCGTTGCTCCGCCAAGGGCCATGCCGGCGGCATACTGCATCGGTGCCGGCAGCGAGTTCCAGTTGACCGCGAGAGTGTCGCGAACCGATTGGACCAGGTTGTAGGGCATGATGGGTTACGCGGCCATCAGTTCCGGTTTGCGCAGCCGGGCGCGGGCAATCTCACAGTACTTGCGGTCCAAGTCGAAGCAGATGAAATTCCGGCCGGTGTTCCGGCACGCTACAGCCGTTGTGCCGCTGCCTGCGCAGTTGTCCAATACGGTGTCGTCTTCGTTCGTGTAGGTTCTGATGAGGTATTCCCAAAGAGCGACGGGCTTCTGGGTCGGGTGAAACTTTTCCTTGTCACTCTGGAATCGCAACACGGTCTTGGGATATCGAAAGCCGTTGTTCACGCGGCGCACTCTCTCGAAAAAACGGTAGTTGCTACTGAGCCCCCCCCACCGGAAATATAGGGCTTGCCGGGTTCGAATTGCGGGTTATACGTGGGCTGGTTTCGATAGAACACCAGGACATTCTCATGTGATTTGAGCGGGGCCTTGTTCGCGTTCAGGAAGCCAGTTCCTTGCGCCTTTTCCCAGATCCATTCGTATTTCAGCCAGGGCAAATTGCTTGCGCCGAGGGCCTTATCGAAAGGGCTCTGTGCCGTCAGGACAACCACGCCGTTCGGTTTCAGAATCCGCTTGTATTCTGCCCACAGCGCATCGAACGGGATAATGACGTCCCACTTGTTGGCCGTGGTCCCATAGGGCAGGTCGCACAGCACCATGTCCACAGACCCGGACGCCACGCGCGGCAAGAGGTCCAGGCAGTTGCCCTGCGTAATGGTGTTCAGGCCAATAGGTTTCATACGATTTTGGATCGAAGTTTTTCGGACCGCTGGCCGATGCGATTGGCCGCGCGCAGCGCCGAGCGAATGCGGGTTCGCTCTTTACTGCAGGAGTCGTATTCCGGGACCAGATCCGCGAGCACGGTAAAGATGATGGTCAGATCGCTGTTCGTTTCGCTGGTGGCTCTTTCAATCAGGATGGCCAGCAGATCATCGTCGGGCCAGGACATTCAGCCGCCATTAGAAGACTCCGCCGTGCAGTCCGGCGATCCCCACCCCGAGCGCACCTTTGCCGATCGCTTTGAAGTAGTCGCGCTTCTTCATCGGATGGGGAACGACGTATTTGGCAGTCCATTGGTGCCCGTCACTCAGAATGCCGTGGAAGTCGCCTTCGATCCTCACGAAATTGTCTGCGAGTTCTGGGAACTTCTCGGTGAACACGCCGCCGACCTTCAGCGCCTCACCCAACAGTCCGGTCACACGCGAATGCCAGCAGCCGCCGTAACCCGTGCCATCCGCCTGCTTGCAGGTGATCTCCGGTTGTAGGGCCATCCAGGACGGCCGCAGTTCCGCGCCCAGGCGATCGGGCACGGCTGCGTATTTGTCGGCCAGCAAGCCAAACTTGCGTTCCGTGTCGGCCAGATTATCCAGCGCCGGCTTCGCGCTTTGGTGCAGGCCTTCGGCGAGCGTCAACGTCCGGTCCACCCGCGGCGCCAGGTCCTTCCGCCAGGCTGCGATTTCACCGAGGCCGGCATCGAACCGCGTGGCGATCAGATTCCGCGCCATCGCCGGCACGCCGTCTACCGTATCCACCATCCGGTTGACCGGCGGCATCAGATGAGTGGTCAGCCAGTCGCCCACGAACTTGCGTGTCTCGTCTCCCTGCTGCGCGATCGCTTTCGGCACCGCGCCCACGTTGGCACGCTCCGCGTCGAGCAATCGATAGGAGGGTATAGTCAGCGCGATCAAACAGACGGACGCGGCCAACGCGAACGGGTGCATCGAAAAGATGCGGGCGAAGAAGGATTTCATAAAAGCTCTACCGGCCGGCGGAAACGGGTATCCAGCGTTTTTCCCGTTCGTCCATCTGGGTCTGCAGGCGGACGATGGCGTTTTCGAGGCGCATCAGCGTGGCATCGAGCGACCTGTTCGTCTCCGTGGCTTTGGCCGCTTGCACTTCTACCGCACTCAGGCGCGTAGAAAGAGAGCCATATTGGACCGCGAAGCCCAACACCAGGACCGCGAAGGTCAAGATGTGGCCGAGGTCAATCTTCCAATCAATTTTCATGGCCATTTTCAATTCGGGTGCTACCCTGAGTGCGTAATGGGCGCTCACAAAGTTTGCAACCAATGCGTTCTGAGCCGCCTGGATGAAATTCGTGCAACTCAAGCTCGCATCGAAACGAAGCTAGATGCACTTTTAGCACTGGAGAACAAGCAGATGGCAGATCTCACGGCATTGACCGCGGAAGTCGAACGGAATACCAGCGTCGAGAAGTCGGCGCTGACACTGATTCAGGGATTTGCAGCGCAACTGGCAGCCGCCGGTACCGATCCGGTGAAGCTCCAGGCTCTGCAGGATCAGCTGAAATCGAATGACGACGAGTTAGCCGCTGCAGTGGCGGCCAATACACCGGCTACGTCGTAGAGCGTAGCGTCGACTGCAGAATAACCGGAACCGAAGGCCGGGCGTAGTAGCTCCGGTCTTCGATCCGTTCTTTCCAGATCCGTTCCCACCTGGCGCAATCGCAGTTCGGTTGGCGGCAGGAGCAGCCGGTGTCTTTCCGGCCGTAAGAATTGCTCTTGATGCACTTGGGGCAGACGCCGCAAAAGCACCGGTTGTTCCGGCACTTGCTGCGGTCTTTCATGCGCTGTCCTGCAGGACTGCCCTACGCTGCCAACTGGTTCACCACGGCGCCGAAGATATCGGCGGTCTCCGTCGGGATGCGTTTCAGCGTCCAGACATTCTCCGGGTTGGTCTCGGTCTCGTGGCGGTGCGAGTATGCCCGCGGGTCACCGAACTTGTCTTTGAGGCGCGATTCGTCGCCCTGAGAAATCAGCAGAATGCGAACCGGTTCGCCGCGATGGCGCTTGCGGACGATCGTCGCGTTCGGCGCTTTCAGGAGATGGATCGCCCGGGGCGAGCCGATGGCTACACGTTCGATGATTCGGCCTTCGGTGTTGCAAACCGGAATTTTTTGAGGCGCGGAGGTGCTCATACAGTCACAAGGCGGACTATGTTTTCGGACCGGCCCGGCGGTCGCGCGCGTGGGATCAGATACTGTACATATGTGCAGTATCCGGCCGGCGCGTGTGAGGTCTTACGCTGCCTTCGGCAGCTCGATCACGGGCGCGAGTCGCGCCACGGCTTTCACTTTTCGTTTTCCGGTGCGGGCCTCAATCTGAAGCGCTTCCGCAGCGGAATTGCCGATTTTTTCCGACAGAGCCTTGAACGTCACTTCGCAGACCGTCAGGAAGTGTTTCAGTCCGCCGACGGCCTTACATACCGCGGCCATCGATTTCCATTTCTTCTCGATCGGCTTTTCGCTGAGCTGAATATCGAAGTGGGGGGCCGGGATGGTCAGCGCCTGATCCGCCGGCAAATCCGGGTACCAGCTGCGAATAATGTCCTTGAGCGCGTCCAGCCGTTTTTCTTTCGGAGCCCAAGCCTGGCCTTCCGAATAGAGCCTGCCGAATTCATCCATCAGCCGGCTTCGCTCTTCGCTTTCCACGAATTAAGTGTGCGATAAATAACGAGTTGAAAACAATCTGTAAATTGGTGGAGTTTCGGCAGAACCCACCGGAATTATGGGAATTTTGCGGACTTCCCGGTACACTTAGTACTAGGTTGGGGCCCGCGGAGCGTGTCGACAAAGAATAGATTCTCCCGACGTGATCGGTCGATCTTGGAGCTGTTCTCCCTGGGGGCAAACACCAAGCAGATGGCGCACGCCCTCGAGATCTCGGTCAGCACCGTCAACTTCCACATCGCCAGGATCTGTAGGCTTGCCGGGGTATCCCGTTCCGAGTTGGTGATTTACGTCCTGCAATACCCGGAGGCGCTCAAGAGAGAAGGCCGTCCGGGTGTTGGGCTGCATTCACCCAACTGCCCTTGTCCCGCTCCTTATTGCATGGGGATGAGGAAAGAAGCATGAAGAGCAAGAATTCGTTCTTTCTTCTTTTCGTGCAACGTGGGGGACTGCGGTTCGCGGGGCTAGGGTTGGGCCAGCGAAGACGAGCGCCTCTGACTGTTGCGGCGCGCCTCGGCACTGGCCAATCCCGCCTTACGTGCAATCGCCTTTCTCTGGTCAGCCGAGAGTTTTGCTGATCGAGCCTTGCCGCCTGCCTTGCCACCAGCGGAATGGAACGCGAGACGTTCCTCTTCTGAAAGATTTGATAGATTCGCCATGCGCGCAGCGCCGCCTATCTTTCCAAGGGCGACAGCGTGAGAGTTTTTCCCCCTCTTCCCCGATTCGCTGGGCATACGAAAGCCGAATGTCGCTTCGGTGGCAGAAGGCGACAATATCTTCTCGGGGTCGGTACGGGCCTGAGCATCAGCGCAGGCCTTGATTATTTCAGGGAGCGTCGGAGGCGGTAGGAGGCCGTATTTCGAATCTGCAATTATGCCCCTGCCTGTGTGGGCTTCGCGTTCAAGTTCGACCCGGTGCTTTTCAATATAGTCGCCGATTACAGCTGAAACCGAGAAGCGCTCACCGTCTTCGCAGCGCTTCAGCGCGACACTTTTCACCAGGTCGTACGTCCGCTTTCGAAGTCGGAGCGAAACGAGAACGCTTTTGTCTGTAGATTCTGATCGCTTCATAGCTTCAATTTCCTTCTCCTTGGTCCCTTCCCCTTCGGTACGGCACGCCGGACAACAGGCTGATGTGCCGCACAAAGGACTCCGGTAGAAGATAGCCTTCTCCGCAGAAAAACTCGGAATCGTTACGGTTACAAGAAACCAATCCTGCCTGAAGGCGGTGCGTGCTGCCCTCGGGTGTATGACTGCAACGAAGATATATACGCAAAAGCCATTCCAGATCAGTGGAACAAATGCGTGCTGATCCGACGTTTATCCTGAATCGACGTTCTCGCAAGTCGCATGGACAGAGAGGACCGCGGGCGGCCCGGAGAGCGGCCTGATCAGTATCAAGAAATGCCATCATTCGTTCGTGATTGTGAAGCCAGATGTAGAAGCGAACGGCTTCCGGATGGACTGGCATATCGAAGCCCCATTCACCATATCCTGGCTCTTCCCATCGGCCTTTACGGTTCCAATCCCAGTGGCCGTCGTCGAGCCTCAGTCGCCACGCAGGCTCTTTCCGCGCGGCTTCCTGCATGGTGGGCCTGGGGGCAGAAATCGCACTCGTCTTCAAGGGCTTGAGCGAAGCTAGCCGCTTCGCAACTCGGGCCGACATCTCAATCGCTTTCGCTTTAAGCAGAGATATTCCCGGCTCTGGAAGCAACAATGTCCGCTTCGCCGCATTGCAGCGGCGACAGGCCAACGTATAGTTTTCGAGGCTATCGGCCCCGCCTTTTGATCTCGGGTGAATGTGCTCGACTTGCAGAAAGCTGGCCTCGTGCTCCAAGCCCGCAATACTGACAGCGGCGGGAATACAAATCGATCAGAATGGCCCGAACTTTAGCGGGTAAGACGGGCTGCGCCTCAGATATCATTTCGCCGCTTTTTTCTTCGCAGTCTTCCGGCGGCCGCCCCAGCGCGCTTCGTTCATCATCCGCGCGTGTTCCCTTCGCTCTTTCAGGGATGTTTTCGCCCAGCGCTTTTGAGCGAGTGCAGATGCGGCCTCATCTCCGCCTGGTTTCTTCGACATCGCCCAACAGTTTATCCTTGCGCAAATATCCTAATGCAGACGGTAGAGATGGTATTCTCTAAAAAAAGAAAAGGGCCGACGTAATCGGCCCCGTATGTTTTTGGTGGTCAGCGCAGCAAGGTGTTATCAGCACCTTCTTGAACGTGTGGTGACCGAGTGTCGTTTAGAAGTTTGTCATGAACGCATTCGTGTTGTCCAGCGACGCTGCCATCCAATTCGGGCCGAAACGGCCCTGGTGGACGGAAGCAATGGAACGTATACTATCTGAGTTTGCGCCCGGCCGGATCGACAAAGCAGGACAGATCCTCGTCAGATCTGATGTCAGCGGAGCCGAAATGAATGCCGCCCAAAATCTCATGAACAATTGGCGGTCGGCGCATGGACATCCACTCGAAGTTGCAGTCAGGTCGTTGCGCAAGGCAGCTAGCGAAGTGAGCGACACCGTCATTATCGGAGAACGGCTGAAGCGCTTGCCGTCAATCACGGCGAAGTTGTCAAAGCAGCCAAACATGAAGCTCTCGCAGATGCAGGATATCGGCGGGTGCAGGGCGATCCTTCGAAACATGGATGAACTCCAGTCTTTGCTGAAGCCCTCGCGCGATGTGGAGAGCGGACTCTTCGCTGATATCAAGAAGTACGATTACATTGCTCAACCCAAAGCCAGCGGTTATCGTAGCGTCCACTTTGTTTGGCGGTACCGATCCGATAGTCCCGCCAATAAAACCTATGACGGCATGAGGATTGAAATACAGGTTCGGTCCGCGCTGCAGCATGCGTGGGCGACGGCCGTAGAAATGGCATCGACGTATCGAAGCGAGGACTTGAAGGGCGGCGCCGGCGATGAAAAGTGGATCAGGTTTTTCGCGCTCATGGGGAGCGCCATCGCACTCAGCGAACGAAGTCCTATTGTGCCCGGAACGCCCGTAAGAAAAACGCAACTGATACGGGAATTGAAGTCTTTATCCGAAGACCTGAAGGTTTGCAACCTGATGCGGCGATGGTCCGATATAACCGCGATTCGCGATGATCACAGCTCTGAGCCGGCGCGATTGTTCCTTGTGACATTAAGGGAATCAGACTACCGGTGGTTCCTCGATGTCCGGTCTTTTCCTGGAACCAAGAAAATGAATGTGCAGGAAGAATACCTGAACGCAGAAAAGGAGAGCGTCGGGCGAAATAACGTGCAGGTTGCGCTGCTGTCGGTCGAGTCGATCGATATCTTACGATCGGCATATCCGAACTACTATGGGGACACTTCCGCGTTCATTACAGCCTTAGAGCAGATCCTTCACGGAAGAACGGAATCTCCGGTCTTCGGGTATCGGAGCTGAGCCCATTAGAGCCGCGATCGCCAGGGTGCGGCCAGCGATGCTACTCGTCGGCGAAAAGAAATTTCTCAAGTATTCTGCGCGACGCCTGCCAGAATTCCAGTTCGATGTTTCCGGCCCTCAACCTGCATTCACCGGCTTCCGTGGCCGAGGGAATCAAGGCCAGGGCGTTCTCGCGGCCCGTCGACCATTCCACGGATATCTGGTGGCTTTGGCGACGCAGCGTAACTTTCGATATACTGGCCCGCCGGGAGTTCTTAGTGATGACGCCGATACTGGCATCCGCTGAGAATTCGATGGTCGGGGCCGTGTTGTCGAGGGGCGCCCTCCAAATTTCGAGGTCGGTCCGGATGCGCTCGCACAGGGTATTCCAGGCATGTTCGATGGAGCATTTCCGCCTGGCTGTGATCCAGTCCATTTTGTTTGCCCTACGGTGTGATCCCTGGAATCGCTGAAGTCGTCGGCGACGGGGAAAGAATCAGATCAACCATGAAAAACACCGTAGCCAAAAGACAAAGTAGCGCGGTGACGATGGCGATCACGCGCCCCGGTTCTCCCGAAAACCGGTTTCCGTTGGCGCAAAATGTCTCGATGCAGCGAAACAGGAAGTACGCGCCGATCATCAGTCCGATTGTCGAGATCACTTGATTTCTCCCAGCGCTCTTGAAAATAGGAACACCGCACACTCGCCCGCCGATCGCTTTATCCCTTCGTGGCTGAACAGCAGTGGCCCAGAAGCCGGATCTGATTCGAGACCAAATCGATAGGCGTCGCAACTGAGCAGGCTGACATCTTTCTCGTCTTTGCCAGCCGCCCATTCTTTGTGAAAGGATTCAATCGAGAATTCTTTTACCTGAAGTGCAGCGTGAAGCTGCGCCACCTCTGCCCTATAGGTGACAGCCATTTTCACGCCAAGGGTAGTGTGTTGAAGCTTCCGCGTGGCGCGGATCACTGTTAATGCGGTTTCAGCAAGGGAAATAGCAGCGGGAAAGCGCAGTCCTTCCGCCGTCGAATTGTAGTTCGTAACGAAACCGGAAGCTGCGTCGCGAAATTCTAGCCAGCCGGCGATGGCGCGTTCCTTGAGTAGCCGCTTTTTCAGGCGCGTCGCTGCGGCCTTTTTGGCGGCTTCCGAGCGCGCCGCTTTTCCGGTACCGCTGTTCCGGCGGGATTTCTTCTTCGGAGGCACAGGTCTATTTCACCGCCACATCGGCATCATGATTTTTTCACATCAAAAAGGAAAGCATCGAGGATGGTTTCCGCGGCTTGTTCCGTCGCTATCGGCTCCCCTTTCTCATCCAGGAAGCTCGGCTGGTTTTGATCGTTGACGCCGATGCCGATTGTCCCGACCACACCACCACCGTCCGAGCGACTGAACTTCACAACGGTTTTTTCGCGGTCGAACGTCACTTCCAGCTTTCTGAGCAGTGTCGTCATAACATTCGCGCTTCTATCGCGACTGCCCACTTTGGCCCAGATCCTCTCCGGTTGCGGGCCGCTCCATTCTACAATCTCGCCTGGAGTGGCGGCTTGATATGCTTTCAGGTTGCGCCCAATCGCCGCGCAAAGATTCTGCCAGAGCACATCCATGCCTTCGTCGATAATTCGCCGCCGCTCTTCTGCGGTGTAGCGCTCCTGTAGGCGTCTCTTCAGCCACTCTTCGCCCATTTATTCTCCCTTCAGCGGCTTCCCGGCGCCTTCTGTGGTTTTCAACTGCCGGATCCGTACTCTCCACTTTGCGGAGGCGTAGAGGTGCCGGTAGGTGTCCAGATCCTGTCGAAGTGAAATGTCGTAAGTCTTGTGGCAACTCGGACACTGAGAGGGCACTGCGGTTTTCGTCTCGCTGGCGTCGATCGCAACTTCCGTCCGGCAGTCCGGGCAGGAGATCACTAACCAGCGGAGTTCCGTGAAGTCCAGCAGCAAGTTTTCTTCAATACTCATTCACACAACCCTCAGCGCGTCCTTGTCTGCCGCCCTGTACTCGATCGCTGCTCACCGAGGCCCGCCTGCGGTGTCTGATGGAGGCGAATCGAAGAATAGGTCCTCCAGGGCCTTCCGGCGAAACTGCCACTGCCCGACTTCCTTGCCGTTCACTTTAAGCCGGCACTCCCCGTCGTCATTCAGGGTTAGCGTAGCTTCGACCTTTGCTTTGGTGCGGGAATGAGCCGCTGTAATTCGCCCGCCGCTGCGAACGAATTCCACTGAATCCGTATTTCCCCGCGGCTGATCTCTTACAACGGCGAAATGATCGCTATCTCCACCATCGGCGACTTTGAACTGGCCCTCTCTTCCGGGCAGAGCGTTGGCGATTTCAACATCCGCCTTCACGCCCATCTGCAGTTCTTTGAAGACAACCGCGATTGAGCAGGCGGCGCGTGCTTTTACCCAATCAAAGTCTTCGCTCATTTATACAACCTTCAGCGCGTCCTTGGGGTTCTCTCTCATCTGCCTACTCGATCGCGATGCCCATAGACTGTAGGTTTTTCAAACTGGCCAGGAGCCTGGCTTCCGTTTCTTCGAATTCCACGAGCGCCTGGCGGAGCTGCTGGGCGTCGATCCGCTTCATCGGATTATTGGAGATCAAGTGCAGCGCCCTCTTTATCGAAGCGGGATCTTGCAACGATTGCCCGATTTCCTGGAGCATCTTGCCGAGTTGCTGGAATTCATTTCGAAGGAGGGAGAGCGACTTCTTGGATTCGGAGTACGCCTCCAGCGCTTCCCCCAGGATGCGCTGTCTGTCAGAGTCGCTCATGGAGTATGCCCTATTTTCGAAAGATTGGGCTGCAAGATCTCGCGCGCGACCTGCTCCGGGGTGAACCGCTTTCCGCCGCGTTCGAATACCGGGAATCCGCTTTCATCCGGCAGAATTTTGAATTCCATGCTCTTGCGCGTTTGCGTAACAGCGGAAGTCAGCAGCAGTTTTTCGAAGTCGATCGAAACGTGGATGTCCCGGCGGCCGGCTACGCGATCGGTGTTTTCCTGGAGCATGATCCAGAATCCATTATCGCCGCGGTCTTTCGTCTCGGAGGCGAATAATCCGAAGTGCGTTTTGTAGTCGGCAATGTCGCGAGCGAGGGCTTCCTTCAGCGCCTCCCATACTTCGGTGAGCTTCGCTTGGAACAGAGCCTGGCGGGCTGCTTCGTCTTCAATCCAGCTCATTCACACAACCTTCAGCGCGTCCTTGTCTGCCGCCCTGTACTCGATGCTTACATAGCCGTTGCTATATCGACTCTCAGATCGGCGAAGCGTTATCGACGTCGAAGGGAACGTCCACAATGCATTGGTTCTGATACTCCCGCCCTCGGCCGAACGGTCCTCATTTTTCGGTTGGCCGTACTTTTCGATCAGCAATTTTCGAAACGAATCAAACGCATTTTCTCTCGATGAAATGTCATGACTGACGCCCGTGCTGATTGTCACCCCGCCGATTACGTTCGAGCCCTTCTTGCTCTCAATGGAAACCCTGCAATGTACGTCCCCAATGAGAAACTCTTTGATGACAAGCTTTTCAATGAACGCAAAATTAACCCCTGGAATCTGGGTCGAATCTGTCGCCTGATCGCCGAGGGCCGCCTTCGCTTCCGCTACTGTCATGCCCCATTCGATTTTCCCCCAGCCCTTCACGTCGGGCTTGATGGGCGTGTAGTCTTGGCACGGCGCAACAGCCGCTAACATTAAGAGCCCAAGGGCTGCAGTTTTCATCTACGTTGCCTTCTTCTTCTTCGCGGGCTTGCGACTCGACGCGGGCCGCTTCGCGACGTGCCCAGCCCAACGAGCTTCGGCCATTTTGCGGGCATGTTCCGCTCGATCTTTTTCGGGCGTCTTGTCCCAGCGTTTCTTCACCAGCGCAGCGGCAATCGCGTCGCCGTCTTCTTTCCTGGACATTTCCTCACCAGTATAGTCCTTACGAAAGCATCCTAATGAACCCCACATTTTTCGCAGTTTTTCTTGTTGACATGCTTATGTAAGAATGGCATAATGAATTCAGATCAAATAGCCCGAGAGGCTCTAAATCAGGACGGAAAAATGAAACGCTACAGCAGATTAGATCGGAACGAAGACGGATCGCCGGACATTCCGGAATTCATGAGCAGCAACGAGTGCGGGAACTGCGGGGAGAAAGCGGCCCGCCTCACGCACGTGCCCGAATTCAACTACATGGGCTGCGACGAGTGCGTTGAGGAAGCGATGCGCGTCATCGCCGCGGAAGTCGCCAAGCCCGCCCTGGACGAGGTCCGGCGCGAGAGGCTCAGCTTCCTGCTCGAAACGGGCTGCACTCCCGAAGAGGCCGCGGCGTACGCCGAATTCGTTAAGTTGCCGGAGGTGGCGTGATGCCTGCCAGCAAACTAGCGCTTAAGTGCGAGAAGTGCGGACGCAGTGCGGACCGCGTCACACTCGTTCCCGAGTTTAATTTCATGGGCTGCGACGATTGCCATTCGGAAGCGCTTCGCGCTATCGCCGCGGAAGCCGCTAACCCCGCCGTGGACGAAGTCCGGCGCGAACGGCTCAACTTCCTCCTCAAAACGGCACTCACTCCCGAAGAGATTTGGGCATTCGCCGAAGCTGTCAAGACCGTCGTTGAGGTGGGGGGGGCGGCGTCCGGTGAGGCTGTCAAGGCCGCCCTCGTCAAGTTGCCGGAGGTGGCGTGATGCCCAGCGAATTCGTCACCTTCGAAACCAACATCCCGCAGGTCGTTGCGCTCGCCTACGACTTCGGAAAGAAGACTGAAACCCGGTTCGGCGACAAGATGTTTTACACGCTGGTGGATGGCCGGACGCTCTCCGTCCAACTCCCGACCGCCGATCTGATTACGAGCCTTGGCATCCGCCGCAACATGCCGTTTTCGATTTGCAAACGCGAAAAGAAGAACGGCGCCAAGAAAACCACCATCATGGACGTCTGGCTGCCAGGGCAGGATCAACTTCCGCCGGTACCGCCGCCGTCTCCCGCGTCGGTCGCCACCCGCATCCCCGACACCGACCTGGAGAAGCAGCTCCGCGCCTCGCTCGCCGCCGAAATCGAGCGCAAAAAAGCCGAAGCGAGTGTTGCCGCACCCGCCCCGGCTATGGCCGTACAGCAGTTAGCACAGCCTCTTACGCAAAACAATGGTAGCAGCAACGGCCATTCGAACGGCAACGGCAATGGCAACGGCCACGCCAACGGGAATGGCGCGAATGCCAAGCCGTACGCCGCCGCGGGCATCCCGGCCCCGCCGGTGAAGATCCCGGCCGACATCGCCTTCCGCGAAGTGCTCGCTTTCGTCACCGACGGGCTGAAGTCCGCCGGCGAGCAGTGGACCGACCAGGCCAAGCAGGACATGGTCTCGACCATCATGATTCAGTCGATGCGCGACGGCGCAATCGGCATCTGGCAGCGCGGCGGTGCGAAATGAGCGCCGCCCGTTCCTTCGTGGTTATGGATGCGCCGGGAGACGTTTTGTCTCCCAGCGCCGCCACCACCTACACCAACTGCGGCGCCAAGTATTACTTCGGCCGCGTCCTGAAGCTTCCGGATCCGCCCACCGGCGCCCTGGTGATGGGCAACGCCGTTCACGCGGCGATCGGCGAGAACTTCCGGCAGAAGATCGAAACCAAACGGGACCTGCCGACCGCCGGCGTCCAGGCCATTTATCTGGAGGCCTGGGAGCAGCTCGTCGCCGGCACCGCGCCGAACCGCAGCAGTCGCCCTTCGCTGCCGGCGGAATTCCGCGACGATGAGAACCCGAAGGAATTGCGCGACGAAGGCCTGGCCCTCACGCTGAAATACCTGGACGAAGCCTGCCCGTCGATCGAGCCGGCCGCGGTCGAGCTGCCCGTCGCCGGCCGGATCGCGGGCGTCATGGTCCGCGGATACATCGATCTCCTGGAAGTCAACGGCCGGGTGCGCGATCTGAAGACGGCCAAGCGCACCCCGACCGACGTTTCCGCGAATTACCGTTTCCAGGTTTCGACCTACACCCAACTCACCCCATACGCGAGCGGCGACGCCTGCGTCGACACCCTGGTCAAACTCAAGACGCCAAAGCTCGTTCACCTGGAATTCAAGGCCAATGAGGCGGACAAGGCGGAAACGCAGGCTATGTATCCGCTGGTGCAGCAGAGCATCCGCGCCGGCGTGTTCCTCCCCAATAGACAGAACTACATGTGCAGCCGCAAGTACTGTGGCCACTGGCGTCAGTGCGAGAAAAATTTCGGGGGCAAGGTATCCGAATGACAGCTCTCGAACTGAACCCCGCAGCCCTGGAGCCGATGTACCTGGTGCTCAAGCGCATGAATCTCACGCCGGCATTCCTGATGGCCTGCATGGCTAATCCGGAGATCGACGAGGCGATGCTGGCGGCGCTCAAACTTGCGGAGGGCCGCGCATGAAGCGCCTCCGGTATTCCATCCACCTGATTCCGTCCACTGGCCAGCCGCGGCCGGTGGACGCGATCGCCAGCCAGGACAAGGCGATTGACCAGGCCGAAGCGAGAGCCCGCGCTACGGGCCTTGAAACGCGAGTCTGGGACACCCGCGAAGCTCGCTGCATCTATACCGTGCCGGCGGCGGAACAGGCGGTGGCGTGATGTCCATGATCGAACTGAAGCGCGTCGGCGAACGAAGGCTGACGTGGCCGGACCGGATCTGCTACCTGATCATCTTCGCCGGCCTGATCGTCCTCGTCTGGAGGGTAATGTCTCAGAAGTCTGAGAACGGGACTAATGACATGCGGATCGACGGGCGGGCCAACGCCGCGATGTTAGAGTTACTCCGCAACCTGGTTAGCTCGTCTGGTTCTCAGAAGCTGTTAGAAACTTCTGAGAAGCGAAAGCCGGAAGTGCCGCTCCACCATCGTGTCTATCTGACCGTACGCGAAGCCGCGGCTTACGCTGGCCGTCCGGAGCGGCACATCCGCGCGTTGATCCAGAACGGAGAACTGCCGGCGAACACCAGCGGCCACACGCGCGTGAGGCGGCGCGATTTGGATGGGCTATAGGGTCCAGCCTCTTCGCTAACCCTTCGCCCCAAAAGTGAAACCGGTCCAAAGATTCTCTTTTTGGAAGATGGGATCGGTGATTAAATGAACTGGTAATGATCCATCGAGTGAAAGAATGAACGGAACATGGGAAGCCCAGCGAACCAGTATGCGCCTCAGAATTCGGTTGTTTTTCGGCGCGAATCTGGTACGCTAGCACTTCGAGGCCGGCCGCTGGTGGCGTCCCCAAAAACGCCCAGACTACGGCGGCCGGTACCTCGGCGCTCTTTAGTCGGAGTGAAATGAAACAGCCCTCACAACCCGAGAGAGACGCTGGCGTTATTCCGCCAGATGTCAGCACGGCGGAAGTAGCGCCTCACGATCTCCGGAGTCTGCGCGGTGTAGGCGGAGATTCTGAGCGCGCTCACGTTGGCTTCGCCCATGGCGGTGATGGCGCCGGCGCGCAGCGAATGCGCTCCCGATTGGCGCGGATCGATGCCGATGCCGGCGAGACACTTTTTCACGATTCTGCAAATGCACTCTCCGTCCAGCCGTTCGCCCCGGCGAAATTTGGTCACGCGGGGGAACAGGGGACCGGGATTGGTGCCGCGCACGCGCAGCCAGGCCTTCAGGACGCGCACCGGGTCGGTGTTCGGGTAACGGCCGCGGGCAATTCCGATGAAGCGGCCGCGGCCTTCCTGATCCTGTTTTTCTCTTTCGACGTGAATCACCAATCCCTGCCGGCAGAATTCGACGTCGGAGAGGTTGAGCAGCGCGAGGTTCGAACGGCGCAAGGTACTGGCGAAACCAATCACGAGCAACGCGCGGTTGCGCATCGCCGCGATCGAGCCGATGCGCAGCAAACAGCCGGACATCTTCCGCAGCTCGCACACCGTAATAGGGCGCATCTGCCGCGGCTTCTCGGCGCGCAGCCGTTGAGCGCCGCGCAGCAACGCCCGGACTTCGGTGACGTCGGGCGCCTCCAGGCCGTGCGAGCGGTGGGCATGCAGGACCGCGCATTGGCGCCGGCGGGCCGTGGTGATTTTCTTGCCGTGGCTCAGCAGGTCGGTGAGGTAAAGGGAAAGAGTCTCCGCGGTGGTTGGCAGCGCCGAACGGTGGTAGCGTTCGCACCAGGCCGCATACATGCGCATGTCGTACCCATAGCCGAGGACCGTGTTCTGTGCGACCAGGCCCTGTTTCAATCTTGCCTTTTCGATTTGCAGCCATTCGATAGCCGCGGCGTTAGGATGAGGGACAGCCAT